TCTATGAAGTGACAAGATGTTTGTTGTTTGGCTTATACTTAGGATATTACACATATTGTTTATATAGCATTTATGAAGGAGGTGAAAAATGAAGATTAGACTAGCAAAGAAGATAATGAAGCAAGTCTATAAAACCCGATATTGGGCTTATAGATTTGGTTATTACCATGGTAAGAAAGATTCCGGTAAAATAGCAGGAAATCATCGCCTTATAAAGGCAATTAAACTAACAAAAAGATAGTGTATGAAAAAAAGAATATTAGATATGTGTTGCGGATCTCGTATGTTTTATTTCGACAAGCAGGACCCACAGGTACTTTTTACCGACATAAGAGAATATCACGACACATTATGTGATGGACGCAAATTAGACGTACAACCCGATATGATAGCCGATTGCACTAATTTGCCATTCGAAGATGAGACATTTAATATGGTAGTTTTCGACCCTCCTCATCTGTTAAAGGTAGGACAGAACTCTTGGTTATGCAAGAAATATGGTAAGCTGCCCGAAAATTGGCAAGCATTCATCAACGATTCTATCCATGAGGGCATGAGGGTGCTGAAAACAAACGGAACGCTCATTTTCAAGTGGAACGAGCAGCAGATAAAGGTTAGTGATGTGCTAAAGGCTATCACCGATTACAAACCTATATTCGGGCACCGTACCACCATCAAGAACCAAACTATTTGGATGGCATTCATGAAATAAATAACCCACAATCCCCACCCAGCTATCACAGCCGAGTGGGGATTTCTTTTTGCAATGAAACAATCTACTTAAAACCTAATTAATACAACTAACTAAAAATAAAAAAGTAAAATCTATACCAATCTATCTACATATTTATCTAAATCTTTTTCGTACCAAACCAGCTCGGTCCATCCTTTCCGCTTTTTACCCTTTGGCAGCCTGCCTTCTTTCACAAGGCGGTCAAAGGTAGCCCTAGAAACATGAACATAGCCGCATGCCTCAGCCTTGCTGATGGGCTCGTCTTTGTTGGCGATGCGGTGCAGAAAATCTAACATGAAAGCATTTTGCTGTTTGTTAGTTAAGCATCTTCCGCTCTGAATCCGCTCATGAAATTCCATCAGGAGCGAATCAATCATCTGCAGTTCTTCGCTAATCTTCGCCATAAGCTAGCACTTTTTGTTTCTGTACCAGAGAGTAAACCCAATCGCGCAAGCCGCCAGTATGAACAGAAAGGCGATATAGCATCTGCCCAGCGACATCAGCCTTTGCTCGTTCTTCGTCAGTTGTCGCTCTATAGGATAAGGCACGGCGACAGAATCCGTCTTGATGATCGTGTCCGTCTTCACCTTATATATATTATGATACCGGTCCCGGTAAACCACCTTGTTATGGAAAACCGTATCACCTTTCTGAAAAACATATACCGAATCCTTCATGTAGATACTATCCAACTTAGCAAAAGTATCAGTCTTCACGATGTATTCAGTTCTAACAGAAGGAACCTTGATATACTCCTTCGTCTTGCATCCTGTAAATGCCAATAGGATAACCCCAATCACCAAGCCGACGCAAGCCCATTTCCAAAACCTTATGTCATACCATTTCATAAGCTATATCTCTTTGTATTCAACTTTAGCATCAAAGCAAGGGCACTCCTTGATTCTCTCCCAAGGATCCACTACGCCATTATGGTTCTTGTCGGGCGAAATATCCCTGTGCCCTAAGATTTCAGCATCCGGATATTTCTTCTTCAGCTGAGTGAGCAGAGTGATAAGCGATTTCTTCTGCTCCTCAGTTCTGTTGTCTACCGCCTTTCCCTTCTTGTTGATGCCGCCAACGTAAGCCACATTGATAGCCGTAGCATTATATCCCTTCACACCGTTGCTAACCATTTCTACCGGCAGCATCTGGTGAATCCCACCATCAGCAGTAATCACGTAATGATACCCTGGGTTATTCCAGCCTTTGCGCTTAAACTCATCCCAAAGTTCCTTTACGCCCCATTTCTGAGAAGAGGCACTGCAATGAACAAAAATTCTCTTTATCAGTCTCATTTCTTCTCCTCCTTTCCTTGCTCCTTCATAATCTCGGCAAAAGCCCTTGCCAAGTCTTCTTTGTTCTCCAGAAGAATGCTTACTGTCTTCTCCTGCTTCCGTATCTCAGCCTTCTGCCAGCTCTTCTCTCTTACGCTTACAAATTCACAGAACACGCAATATCCTGCCCAAATCATAGAGAAGACAGGGAAGGGGAGAACCGTGCATGCTATCAGGTCTATACAGACCGTCACCATGAAGGGAGAGAAGTATTTCCTCGCCTTGTCGCAAGTCTTCTTGAATCCTGTACTTGTCGTAGCCAGTCCGTTCTCTTTCGCTTTCTTGATGCCGAAGAACAGGTCCACGCCCATAGAAATGATAAGAGCACCCATGCAGATGACAATAACCAATGCCGATCTGTACAGGTGCTCTTGTAAAAATGTATGTACTATCTCTGCCATATATCATTATTTATGATTAATGGCTACAAAGATAAAAGGCTTTTCAATAGCTTTTGCCGTGTTCCAACTTAGCTATTCATATACCACCAGATTTTATCTGTAGGGTGGTTTGTCGATTCATCACAGAGGAAACTGATAGCCAGTTCCGAGATCCTTTTTCTTGTGGTGTCTTTGTTCTTCGACCATTTGCCCACCACGTCTATATGGTCAGCATACATCTTATTCATCGTTACCGCAAAATCCCAGAAGTTGTAGTCCGGTATGTTCCAAGATAGCTGGTCATAATCATCCTTCAACTCATCAAACCCGAAGTAAGGCGCATACTTTTTGTGAACATCATCATCAAAATAATAGATGTTGGCGATACAGGCTCTGCCCAGTTGTTCGTCAAAGTGATGCTTCCTTTCCATCCAGTACAGCAGATTCCTCTGCACAATCCTCTCTTCTTCCTCTGTAAACCCGCACTCATCGTTTCTTAGCATCCCGAAGGCAGATTCTGCTATTCGATAGAGCGATTTTGATAAATCCATAAGCGTAAAGCATTAAAGTGAATATGATAAATACATGGTGCATCTCTAACTGCTCGGGAGTGATGAACCAGTGCTGATAATACAATCTGATTGCGTTGATACCGAAAAAATAGAAGAACGGAATACGGAATATCCAGCAGTATCTGAAGAAGAAACTTACCGGTATCATGGTCAGTGGCATATAAATGTATGCCAGTACATAAATCCAGATGATGCAGTTCCCGTTGAAATCGGTATCTAATATTGTTGGTCTAGGGATAATGTCCATAGTCCCATACGCCGTACCAGTGACCTAGCATCAATGGGATGGGTGCCCACTTTGATAGAAGTTCATAGAACCTCCAAATCTTCCTACTCAATAAGCCTTCCATAACTAAGGCTTCCTCCTCTTCCGAGAGAGGCGATTCCTGTTTTGTTCTCATTTTTGTTACGAATTTATGGTTTAATTTCACTTTTTACTAACAGTTCTTAGTATATATATGTTATTTCGTTGCAAAATTAAACTTTTTCTTTCGTAACACCATGAAAACCAGTCTAATGTTAAACTTATTTAAATCTTTATGTTCTTATTTGGTCATATTCTAAATAATATGTATATTTGCAGCATCTTAATGCAGCATTTATATGGCAAGAGCAAATTACGAATTGATTGACAGACAGAGAGATGATCTGATGAAGGCGTATCGGGAGATAGCTCCTAATTGCCATTCCCAACAGGAGGCTTGGGAAAAGGTGGTCCATTCTCCTGCTCCGAGATACTATGTTTCTCCCAAAAGAGCTTGGGATATACTCCGCAGAATGGCAGTCGGCGATTTCTCAAAGGTGGATAGTATGAAACCGATTCGTCAGAAGTTGTACTATACGCTGTTCAATAGGATGAACGAAATGACGCAGCGAAAGGAGTTCGTGGGCAAATCTTTATGGTTTATCTGCCAATTCCTTGTTTCTGAGCCTGCACCAGAGTTCTTTATCCAGCCAAGTAATCTCAAATTCATTTTCGCTTACTATAAGAAGTATGGAAAAAATTACAGAGAAATGGATCTTCGTAAGAAGAAACTTTCGAACAAAGCTGGTGCTTAGCATCATCTGCCTCGTTCTGTGTACTTGGCACGTCGGTTTCTATCCCGGTTGCCCTTGGCAGAATCATATCCTGTATAGCTTCTTCCATGTCAACGGCTTTCATCTTGCCGTAAACCTTCTGGTGCTTTGGCAGATAAAGAACGATATGAAAACAGTCACTTCTCTGGCTGTTGCCTATGCCGCTAGTCTGCTGCCCATGTATGTTAGTCAGCCTACAATGGGGCTTTCCGGTTTCCTCTTCGCATCCTTTGGCTTGATGTGGGGTAGGACAGGACGATGGAAAGAGGCATTAAAGAAAGCGATGCCGTTCATTATTTGCACCATGGCCGTGCCGAATGTTAACGGACTTCTGCATCTTTACTGCTTCGTATTAGGCTACATCGTAGCATATTGCGTAAATAATATCAAAAACAGATAACACACATATAAAGAGAATCATGTTTTCGAAATGTTTTTCATAACTCATTTTAAAGGCGACCACTCGTGATGAGCAGCCGCCTTTTTCATGTTATCATAAATTAGCGCGTATGAAAGAATTATCTCATTTTGTCTTCTCGTCTGCTTTGTACCTCTACAATACTGCCAGCAAAGGAATCAGCAGCCTTGAAGTTCTGCAGCGTATACTTGAAAGTAAAGTACTTCCAAGGCTTGCCGCCGACGCTTGGCAGCTTGCACCAGTGCTTGCAGTCGTTGCTTCCGTATATCTCCAGCCCAATCGTTCCTTCGTCCGAATCAAACAGATGCTTCACCGCTCTCAGCGATTTCAACGTCATGCTGCCGCCCAGCTTCAAAGGTCTGGTCGTAAATGATCCGCTATAGCTTTCCGTATCTTTGTTAATGTCTGGTTTTCCTGTCAACGTGAAGATAGACATGGCAATATCCTGCACAACGCTGTCCGGATAGTCGTTTGCTATTTTGTCAATAGGGGCATCTGCTACAGACATACCGAATGTTCCGTCTACCATATTATATATATAGTATATCTTCTCATTCTCATCAAAGTCCTGCTCTCCCGATTCATTCTCAAACCAACCTTTACTCTTTTTGTATATTCTCAGCAGCGAATCTCTATAGTCATAAGCTATAATGCAATTCTTTAAGAAATTCAAGAAACTTTCTGTCTGCAGCTTCTTAAAGTTCTTTGGAATCTTCCCACTCATTGACGTGCTTACGCATTTTGCGGTACCACCAGATATAGCCATAAGTCCTTTGTCAGATGTAAAGTATACAAGCCTGTCTGTTGGCGTAATACTATCAGGATTGTTACAGACTTCTCTTGAAATAGGATGAACGCTTCCATAAAGACCTTCTGATGTTACGCTCATTGCGTATATTCCTTCGTCAGTAAACACTAACAGAGGATATTGACCGAACTGTCCCTGACTCACTGATTCCGTGTTGGCAACTATTCCTATTATCTTTCCTGTACCTATCGTATTATCGCCCGATGCCTCGAAAACAAATGGATTGTTTACGACAGAAGTAAATATCTGTGAGTTTAAAACCTCAGGAACATTCATGTTTTTTGTCTTTTCCAGAAGTTCTTCTTCTGTTATAGTTTTAAAAGTTGCATCGCCATCTTTTGAAGGAAGGTTGGTAAAAGAATAAGCTCCGTTCAGAAAAGGGTGTTCTGTTAGAGGTATGCTCAGATACTTGCCAGAGCCGTACAATATGATTTCTTTTGCATTAGGATCCGGATAATAAAACCAGCCACGCAAGAAAGAGTTACTTATTTCTATTACACTCATAGTCCAAGTATCTACCCAATTTGATACAATATGCGTAAACATTATATAATTATTATCGCTTGCTGAACCTTCTCTTCCTACGAGCTTTTTGAACCCGGGAAAAGGGTAGCGCTCTACATCATAAAGGTGTAGGCGGTTATTGTAAGTATAAATCTTTTTTGAGGTAAGCTTAGCCCAGCTATAGTAATCGTCTACTTTCAGTTGGCTTTGTGTAGACAGGTTGCTTACTACTCCGTCTGCAATGAATGTCGGCTGCCCGTAATGTGTTCCGTTCACAGAGTAAAGCCATTCTCCTCCTTCTCCTAACCCCTTCGTATTGATTCCGACAGAGAATAATTTATAGAATTGCGTCTTACCTTTCAGTTCTTCTATTATATCTCGGTCCGTTTTGTACGTAGGCTGTATCTCGCTATGAGGAATAATTTTCGAAGGGAGGTCATAATTAAATACATCTTCTTTGTATGATGAAAATCCATAGTTGGCAAATGGCTTTCTATGGGTGTCGTTAGGAGATAAAAAACGCCAGCCTTTACTGATTTCGAACGGAATAACCTGTTCTGTAGCAAAAACGACAATCTCCTTGATGATGTCTTCCCAATCTTCGCTTATCGAACCGAATTTAAATCTAAGCTCACTATATTCAATAAAGTAGAAAATGCTTTCTGTACCAGTCATTTGATTTAAATCTTCATAGTATTTGTTTTCAAATATTGCTGAGCTAAATCGACAATTTCTGTTTACCGTAGGATAGCAGATGATTGGGGCTGTTATTTTCGTATAACTTCCATCATATAGCTTGAATGCACACCTGATAAAAAAAGGAAACGCAAACATATTCTTGCTTTTTACCCAATTAATCGCCTGCATCACATGACCCTGTACGGTTTCCTGGAACTCATTGTAATATTTTGCATCATTAGTTCCATCTGACTTAATCCAAAAATAATAGAATTGACCTGTTTGGATCATGCCACTAGGTTCTGTTCCTCCTTGTTTTATAAATGCTCCGTTCGCATCATAATACATCGTCTGGTTTTTCGTATGGTCAACGCAGTTGCTTACATTCATGAGTGTTCTGTCGTACTCGTCTGGTCGAAACGAACCTGAATAACTCGGTTTATCGAAAGAAAACTGATATGTTAGTTCAGGAAAATCTTTCAGAAACTTGTAGGTCTTAGACTTGTATACAAAATAGTACACCCCGCTACTTGTAGTAACAACCACCGTATTACCTACGCTATTTACATCATAGATTTCAACATCTATTTCGAATGCTTGCCATGGCCCAGACTCGATAGTTCCATCCTCTTTACTTTTAGCAAAGATAATTTCATCTTTTTCGTCTTTATTGTATTTGCTTTTTTCGTTGAGCATGACGTATGTTCTGTAATCAGCGCCTTTGTGAATATATAATATAGGTCTGCCGTTTGTTACATATTTGGGCTTCTGTACCGCCTTCATTTCTCCATCCTTAAAGATAAATCCGTCACTCTCCAGCAGTTCAGAATCATCTGAAAGCAAGTCGCTAGGTACATTCGTCATGCCCTTGCTAAAGCTCAAAGTTTGTCTTTCTAAGTTTCTTTCCATAATAATTCAACATTTAACATTCAACACTCCCCCTAAATTTTCGCCGCCGTATGAACACCATCGCCACCACGGCTTCTTCTTTCCGCTTTCTTCCAGCTAGGCTTCTCCATGTCCGTAAGACTCACAAAGAGACCGATGCCGGTACTCATTACCACATCATCATGGTTTCCGTTACCCACGATGTTACCCAAGCTGCCATCATCATGTCGCTCATAGATGCGCAACTCATGATACATTTCCTTGTCTGGCTCCTCATACAGATTATCATCAATAAACTCTTCCAAGTTATCAATCACCTGCTGCTTCGTCAGCTTGTTGGTTTGGAAACCATACTTCGCCAATACGTTGTCTTCCACATTCTCCGAACTGCTCGTTCTCTGATACAGATTATCGTAGTAGTCGGCTATCTCCTGCAGAATAGTCAGAAAGTGATCACCCTCCGTGTTGTTGTTCTTCTCTCGGTCGGCAGTGTTACTCTCTATCACCAGAAGCGCATCATCATAATAATGAGCTAGGGCAGCAGCCATCCATGCCAGCTTATCATGTCTTACATGTCCTCTGTATCTCGCTACTACCTTCGGCTTGCCCTTCACGGTAGGAATCATACCGAATCGGTCTATCACGGTCATAACGGTATAGTCCGATGTCGTACTCTTACCGCCAATATCCACGCTCACCAAGTATCTGTTCTCCACTTGCAGGCAGTTTGGCACAGCCCAAATCTTCAAGTCTCCCTCTCCATCGTCTCTCAGCTTCACCTTCGAGTTCGGAATGGTATTATCATCCTTCACGCTGATGTTCACCACGATGTCGGCAGTAAACTTAGGGTCTTGCTTATACAAAGCCTGCATGTCGTCTATAGAATAAGGATTGAATACCAGCCTACCAGAGTTTCTGAACGCATCTTCCTCATCAATAGGAGCCTCGGTAGCACATGCCGCATGGGTGGTAAACTTGTTTCTATAGTTTCTGTACCATTCTATCGCCTCAAAACAAGCACCCTTCTGCCACATTCGCCAGAAGAACTTGCCGGTCTCACGGTAGCCCTTCGGACAGGTGCTTCGGTCTCTGTTCTGCAAAAGCCACTTGGCAAATGCTCTTCTGTTCTCTACAGGAGTCATATCCTTTTCGATGAAGAAACAAGGAATAAAGAGGAACGAATAAGCATCATTATTCTTTGGGTCCATTGCCAACTGGCACTTGTCGTAGAAGAAACCAGAGTTACCTCTACCGGTACTCTCGAATATCTCCACGTTGTCTTCCAATGGGTCGATACCACCGGATATAGAAGAAATCACACCCTCAGGATCATGCTCTGGTGTCTTCTTCCAATAGGCTACCTCCGAATAGTGGGCGCAGTGGAAGTTGCTACCACGCACGGAATCGAAGTTCTCGAAGGATGCTACCGTCAGTGTACTTCGTCTGATTGCTTTCACGCCATCCGTTACTTGGAAATCGTCGGGAGAATTTTCGTATGGCGAGAACTGAAGTTTTGCGCCCGAATGCCCAACGGTCCACCCCGGCTGCCGCTCCAAAGCTTTTCGGTACATCGCCTTAATCTTCTTGGCGGTATTCTTCTGCTGGGCAAGCACAATAGCATTCCAACCATCGCGCCTGTAGTCCTGAATCCATTTGATGTAAAGCTGTGATAGGGTAGAGCCGCCCCACTGACGTGCTTTCAGAATAACCACGAACACCGGTTTGTGGGCATTCCGCAGGTCTTCCATAATCTTCAGCAGCTTTCTTTGAGGATAGTTCAGCTTGAAAGGAATCATCTTACCGGTCTTCTTATCCTCAATTTTATCGGTCACGTATAGGGCAAACTCGGGGTCTTCCATGAACCTCACTCTGCAGATGGCAAAGGTAAGCATTTGGAAATGCTGGGCATCATCCTTCTGGTGCAGCACGTAGTTGATGTAGTCTTTCAGACTGCCCATCTTTCTCAGACCTCTGAACAGAACAGATTTGGCGGTCTTCTTCGGAACCCACATCTTAGGAATGAAGAAATCGGATAGTTCTATCTTCACACGATGCTCAAAGTTATAGCAACCTTCGCCCGTCATAGGGTCGTAGGGACCATAAATCTCATCGTATCGCTCCTGATTTTCCGCTACGAGATTATCTATTTCCTGTTCAGTTACTAGAGCCATCCGTTAAATCGTTTAGTTCTTCGAAATCTGCATCCTGTATCTCGGGTGCTTTGCTTATATCCAGTACGTCTGCCTCGTCTTCATCCTCTACGGTTGTCATACCGAGTGCCATGAGCTGCTTGAAGTCTGCATCTATTCCGTGGGTAACGCTTACTTCTGTCTGCTTTGGTATCATGTGCTTGGTAAGGTCTTTGTAGATGGTGACGTACGTCTTAGGATCATACTCTGCCAGTTGGTTCATACAATCCTCAAACTGCTCTTGGCTCCTTGCCAGCCAGTCACGTATATATTCCTTTTGGGCACTCTTTCTTGCAGGGAGAAGCTTCTTTACCTTCTCCTTCTTCTCCTTCTGTATCTCCCTTACAGACTTGAATCCATACATTTCAAAATCTTCCATACGCTCGCTTTTTTATTATCCGAAGGGTTTCAACGTGTGAATCATGCTGCCTGGCTTGATAGAGTTGGCGCAGTCTATGATGTCTATCTCCAGTTCGTCCAGTTCGTTCAACTGGTCTATCGTCAGAGGATCCTTGCTCGTCAATGTGCGCATAAAGTATTCGTATAGTGCACCTGTCACGATATAGTCATGTATCAGCTTGACGAGTGCATCATATTTGGTATCATCCCAGTAGTCGGGAAATTTCAGCCATATCTCCTTCTCATCCCATTCTCTCAGGGCATTATCTCTTACCCTTCCTTCCGGTTTCATTACATAGGCAGACAGATTCGCTTCCACCTTATTAATATACTTGTCAAACCATCGGTAGAAGAGCGGGCGTTCCTGATCGTTCTCGCTTGTCGGAATATCTTCACCTTGCGCATCCTTCATGTTTCGTCTTGCGCGTCCTACCATGTTGGTATTTGAATCTATGTCATACCAGAGTTGGGTAGCATAGATAAAGATGTGTTTATCCCAATAGCCGTGCCCTGCTCTTCGTGGCTTCGGCAAGAAAGGATTTGGTTCGGGCTTCCATCCTCTCTCTCGGATAAAATGTGTCGGGTGTAATTTATTAAACTCTGGGTAGCTCATATCTTATTATTTAATATTACAAAACTCCTTCCTCCTCAGTTACGATGGCATCGCAAGTAAACTCCAGTTTGTCGCTATGTCTTGACCATAGCTTCACCTTGCAGAAACCGGTATTTACCGGTACTAGAGTAAAGGCTCGCCTATCCCTGCATCGGTGTATCTCTATGATACTTGGGTCTTCGCTTCTTGCCTCAATATCATCAATTGCTCCAGCATTGAGCGAGTAGGATAGGGTAGCTTCCTCTCCCTTCTCTAGAGTTATCTCGCCTTCAACGCCCTCACCATTCACCTTTGCGGTCAGTTCGGTTGGATAAGGAACGGTAGGGACCATCGGACCACTCATCACGAAGCACTTCCTAATGGCAATCTCATCTGATGCAAGTGTAGCTTGGTACGGCTCCGCTTGTTTCAGGTTTGTTGTTTTCAGCCACCACTGGTATATCATGTAGTCCTCCACGTATCTTGCTGCCAACCTAGCTAGTGCGTCGGTCAGCGTTCCGTTATAACGTCTTGATACTGATAGGGTGAACTCCACAATATCATCCGTTCCGCTTCCATAGTAGATGGCGTTATCGCCAATAGTCTGAGGCGTTGGAACAAGATAGTCTACGAAGATGGTCTTCAATACTTCCAGGGCTGTATCAAAGTCGTGGGTCAGCGTTCTTTCGTGAACGTCATCGTCGCCGGCAGCCTCGTTAAAGCTTACTTTCGCTGCTTTTTCGTCTGCCGCAGTATCTATCTTTGCTTTCAGGTAGGTTGTCGACTTTACTGCCTCCATTACTACCGATTTGATAATTTGAAATTTTATGATCATAGCTTCTCCTTTTTTAGTCAATGATTATTTCGCCTGTCATGTCTGACAGACTCTTGTTGCTGCTTGCCGGTGGGGTCTTGTGATAAATCAGCTTGATGGCCGCCGCTATATGGTTCGCCATGTCCGCAGCATACTTCTGTGCCAGCTCTGCCTCAGTCATTCCCAATACCGCATTCGATACATAGGCTATCACATACCCCATGAAGTTGCCTTCAAACGGAACGGTAATACTGTCTTCTCCGTCTGCCCATCTGCTGTTTTCAAACTTAATCACCATCGCGTCCCCGTTCTTGTAATAGGTTACTTGTGGTGCCAGTTCTGCTACAAATGTTTCTGCCGCAGCGTTGATATACTGCTTCATGATACCTTTCTCTTCCGAAGAAGATAGGGTAGTCTTGGCAAACATCGTATCTCCGTTCTTGTCTTTCAGACGCTTTCCGATGAGAGCGAAGTGTTTGCTCACCTCACTCATCACCTTCTCCATTTCTATCGTTATCTGTACTTCCATACCTTATGCTGCTCTGTTATATCCTAATGCACTCTGTGCTTGTGCTACTGCATTCTGGTCTGCACCCTGCACAATTCCGTTCTCTACCTGACCACCGCCTTGCTGCATAGCCATTGCCTGTTGCTGCTGATACATCTGTTCAAGCTGAGCCTGCTGCTCCTGTACGCTGGCAAGCAACTTGTCTGCAAATGGTGCGTTGAGGTTCTGCAGATACTGAATGATATTGATACCGCCCATTTCAAGAAGCTTGTCGAGCGTATCGTTTTGCATCGTGTTGAAGGCTGCCGTAGCTGCTGCATTCTTGATGCTGATCTTGAAGTGAATATCTCTTGCCGAAAGACGGTCGTACTTGTAAACCGTATTGAAGTTCCGGTCGTAAACCCTTCTTCCGTCTTCGTAGTACTGCTGTATAGTCATGCACTTCTTGGTTGCCAGCTTCTCCGTGAACACGTCCATGTCGGCAAGGATGGTATACAGAGACGTGGTTGCATTCTGGCTTTCCTGTGCATATCTGGCTGCCGAAGTTCCTGCCGATGGGGTCTTACCCTGCAAAGCACCGCTCACGTTGGTAACCTCTCGAATCAGGTTCAGCTCTATCTGCAAGAGTTCATTCGTACCGATGTTCACGGCATTCGATGTAATAATCTCCGGTTTCACATTCGGTGTCTTTACCGATGGTTTGTAGAATATCCATCCGTCATACTCTACCGCCTCTTCCATAAACTGCTCTGGTGTTCTGCCGTTAAGCACATTTGTAGGAATCATCTTGAATCCCTTGAAACTGCTTCTGATAGCCATGTCGTTCATCACAATCAGTCGGTTGATGTATCGCTGCTGGTCTATGATGTTGGCAAGGAATGGATGAATCTCTCCGTTGATATACGGATAGAGCTTCATCGTGAAAGGATGGCTCTTATAATCGTATGGTGTTTCGCCCTGGCAGAGGATAGTTCCGTCTGGCGCCATGTAGGTATAATACCAGTACTTATCTGCAATCTCTTCGCTAGTGATGTACGCTCTGTCTTCTTCCGCTATACCCATTTCGTCATACTGCTGCTTGCGCTTCATATTATCGTTGCGCAGCTTCTGTATCATCGCAGTATCATCCAAGTCTATACGGAAGTAAGCACCGGTTCCTGTGGTAGCAATCGGGTCAAAGCATTGCAGTCTTGGCTTGGTTTCCGTGGTCCATACCTCAATCACTCTGGAGTAATGTCTTCCCTTGTTGCTGTGGTCGAAACAGAGATTCTCCAACGCTTTCTCTTCGTTAAACTCATAGCCGTAGCTGTTATCGTCCGAAGGATAAATATCAAAGATGGCGTTCAGATCTTCTTCTGTAAGCCCATATTCCTGTTTGGCAAACTTCTGATACAAGTCTTCTCGGCTCACGTCATGCAGAACACCGATAAGACTCACGTCATTGTGTCGTGGGTCGCTGCCGCATTCAAAAAACATGTGGTCGGGTTCCATCGCGTCTGTCCATGAATCGGGCATTTCCAGTTCCTTCGCCTCCCAACTCTCTCTGACAAACATCTGACCGCCCATCAGATAGTCCTTGATAGCGTGGTTCAGCACATCTTGCATGTACGTTGTTTGCCAGTTGCATTGCATCGTGGCACTCATCATGTCGCTCAGTTGTCGGGAGTCGCTGTCTCTTGCAAAGCAGACCGGTTCTGTACCCTGCTTGGCATAAAGACCGGCAATAGATTCCAGAATGCTCACCATGATGTTGTTGCTCATAGGTGTCTGGTTGCGCTTCTCCATATAGGTGCGCTCTGTCATTTCCTCCCAGTAACCATGATGGTATACTCTGATGGTGTCGCTCCATTGGTCGCCCATACAGTAGCGCATCGTTCTCGCCCTCGTTTCTCGCACACCGCTCAGGTTATTCCAAGCATTTCTGCATCGGCTGAGTAACTCCTCGTCCTTGCCATGTTCTTGTCTTCGCTTGCGAGCCTTAACCGAGTCATACTTGTTATGTTGAGGCATCACTTTGCTAAGTGTCAGTATTCTTGCCTTTACCATTTTCTTATACATTATTAATTATAGGCGCAAAAATAGGCAAAAACATGGCTTTCTTTGCCGTGTTCCAACCAACCACCAAGCGCAAGGTTGGAGCACGGCAAAACTTCTTCAAATTATTTGCATTTTTGCCGAAAAGTTTCAAACAGTATAGAGATATGACAAAAGAAGAATTAGCACAGATGAATGAGGAAGGTGGTGCTCAACAGGCTCCACCTGCTGAGGCTGCTACAGATGAAACGTCAGTAGATGAGCGCCCTAATCGTACAGCTTTCTCCAAGCGCTTCTCTAATCGCCATTCTGACATCGACTTCGAAGACAAGGAAGCTCGTTATGCGGCAATGAATGATGATGCTGATTTGCTCGGACGATACGAGGAAAGCGGTAAGGCGTTGTCTAAGGTATTCGATAAGCACAAGTGGCTCGCTGCTCTGGCGATGGATATGGAGAAGAATCCGGACGATAATCCGTTTGATGCGATGGCTCGCTTGGGTATTGATGTAAAGACGTTGCTTGATGATCCTGAAGGCGGCAAGAAACTCGCTGATATTCTAGCCAAGCACAACGAGGACGTGGCAGAACAGAACGCCGCTGCCGATAGAGTTTTTGCAAACATGCAAAATTCTTATGAACGCTTAATGAATCTCTACCCTGATGAGGTGGACGATATGTGGCAGCAGCTTTATGAGATTCACGACAAGGTAGTGAGTGGCGATATTTCAGATGATATTTGGAAGATGCTCCACAATGCCAACAACTACGATTCCGACATCAGTTCGGCACGCGACGAGGCTGCTATGCAAGCCCGAAATGAGAAGATTCAGAATAAGGTTCGCTCTTCCAGCACAGAAGGTATTCCTCCTTCTCTTTCTAGTTCTGGCGCAGGAAATAAACCGGCAAAGAAACAGAAACGTGAAAGTTTCTTTGATGATATTAGAAGTAATTAATCCATTAATATATGTATAATATGTATAAAATGAAGAAAAATTGTTTTAAGAATTTTATGAGTGGTCAGTTCGTCTTTAAGATGATTCTGATGCTTCTTGCCGTAGTTACCGGTGGTGGCGTAATGGCAACGGCAGACCTTGTAGAGCCGCAGATTGGCAACGAGGGAGTAAATCCTGCAGACAAAGAGACTGTTGCCCAAAAAGAGCCAGTAGACCCTAATGTTAACGACAGACTTAGCCCTGGTGGAAAAAAAGATGGTCAAGACCTTACAGGCTCCCAGGCTTCTAGTACACAGCTTCGTGAGGGTGGTCTGCTTGATAAGGAGTGGGATAGTGAGATAGTTAAGTTCTATCCTTTCAAGACACCGCTTCTTTCTATTGTTCGCCGTATGGCAAAAACAGTAAATATTAAGAACTGGTCAATCTCGCATCAGCGTGTTGGTGGCGAAACTCTTGATGGACAGACTATTCAGAGAATTGAAACTGCTGACACCATCGAGATTAATTCAACGAACTTCTCTGGTTCTATTCGCCCATTCTATAAAGGCACTACTGTTTTTGCTTCTGGTGTTCCCGGTTATGCTGCTGGCTCACAGACCAAGACAGAGGGTACACTGATGCTTTATGTAATTGAGGCTAACGGTAAAAAAGCGGTTATGCAGGCTGTCAACGGAAAGCCGAAGGTTAGTGGAGACTCAAGAGACAATCTTGACAACATGACTTGCCCGGAAATCCCTGTTGGAACAACGTTCCTTGCTGGTGCATCTGCAGCTTCTGAGTCTCAGCTCACCATTACACCAGAAAACTTCCAGCCACGCGAGAAAGAAGTGTATGTTCAGAAGAAACTCTTGAACATCGTATTTACAGATGACTACGAGAAGGTAAAGAAGGAGCAGCCTATTACAGTTGCCGACTTAAAGACCGATGCTATCATCAAGTATAACCTACGTGCAGAGCGTACTTATTTGCTTGGATGCAAGTCTCGCTTCAAGGCAGAGACCGGCGACGGACAGATTGAAGATGTCTATACCTCTGAGGGTATCATCAATCAGCTCACCAACACATACTCCATCGGTGATACTTATACGCTTGGCGATTTGATTGCTATTTCCAAACTCCAGTTCACGGAATTCTCCGAGAATGATCGTTGTTTTGCCTTCTGTGGTAAGAATGCTATCGAACGTTTGGAGAATATCAAGTTGGAGGGAAGCCATCAGAACGACTTCATTAATCACAACGAGTTCGACCTTACCTTCAAGCGATTCAAAGACACCTTCGGCTCTATTGATTTTGTTTGGACTCAGACTCTCGATCTCTTGGGTATGTCAGACTTCATGGTTATCTTTGACCCTAAGGCTTCTCGCCGATACGTCAAGATTGGCAAGAAGGAGCAGACCAATGATATGTCTAAGGGAGGTGGCGAGGTTCGTGACGCTAAGCGTTGGATTCATCAGGAGGCAGATAGTGTGGCACTTCGTGGTTACAACTCAATCTTGGTTGGTCCTGCTGATAAGATTGCTAAGATTGCCACAGAGTCACTTAATGCCATCATTTCTGCTAAGGAACTTCCTAAGAATCCATCAAAGGGTATGAAGGTTGCGCTCACGCAAAACTACACCTTAAAGGGTACTAATTCTCCTACTGATGATGTCAAGTATGAGGCAGGTACAGTTTTATACTACACTGGCACCGCTTGGGCTATCTATGCTGGTCAAGATACAGCGCAGTAAATTATCACTATAAACCATCGGTGGGCAGGTGCATCTTGCTCTGCCCACCATTTATAAAGAATAAATATGATTAAGACATATAAAGCACGAGTAAATCAAAATAGCATTAGCTATCTGCTTTCAGGTAAGCAGGGTAATCAGGTTCGCTATCCTTTCGCAAATGGTAATGTAATTATAAACAAATATCCTTCACTTACGTTGCGAAACCGATACTGTCAGGAACTTCTTGAGTCTAGCTTGCTTTTTGCCAACAATACTATTATTCTCGACCATGAGGAAGAAGAGTACCCTGGCGAAAAGGCTAAACTTGAAGAGGAAAAGAATGCCGCATTAAAGTCAACCGTAGATGAGCCGGCAAAGAAGACTACAAAAAAGTCACAGAAAGAGGAGGTAGCAGGCATCCGTACAGCGGAAGAAGTTATTAATTACATAAACAACCGTTTTGATAAGGATTGCAGGACTCTTGAAACTGCCATGAAGCATGCAGACAAGGCTGGTCTTGTTTTCCCAGATTACGGCAAGGAGTAATATATATAATAAGGTGTAAATGAGTATAGAGGAAATCATAAAGGCAGTTCGTTGGTGCATAGACGAGGAATCCAACAACACATCGGAAATCACCGATGAGAAGGATGATTTGTATATGGACAACATCATCAAGTCGAAGATAAACGATGCGCTGCATTGGATAGCTATTACTGCTGCATCTTCGCCTGTCCTGTCCGATTCCAAGAGCATAGGCTCGACTTCCGACACAATTCAGGTGTCAGATTTTGATTCTAATCACAACATCGGTGTTATCACCATGCCTTCCAATATGGAGATTATTACCATCAACCGCATTCGTGGCGCTTCTTGGTATAAGGCAGTCACCCCAGTAGAGGACACCGATGATGAAGCTCTTATGATGTACGACGATACCGCCAAGGGTACCATTGATCGCCCACAGGCTGCCATCATGCGAGAGAATCCAATCAAGATACTCATGCAGCCCAAGACTTCAACGGCGGTCATTACCTATGTTGGCGTACCTAAGTCTGTGAGCACAGACGCTTCCACAACAGATGTTTCCATTCCGGACAAACTAAAGAATGCCTTCATCTATTATATCGCCTTTCTGCTCCTCTCTGCCTATGATGATACCAAAGCTAGCCAGATGTACACCATCGCCCTGCAACAGCTAGGCGTAAATCAAACCTCAAAATAAAGACGATATGGAGAATGTAACAGCTACATACGATGCCAACGAACTTGCATGGGTAACTCCAATCCTTACTCTTCGCCGTGATATTTTCCTAAGAATCACGCTAAGGGAAAAAGGAAAGGTGGTTATCCGTCAGTCAGATGATAAGGGAAATTTCCCTCGCGTCCCAATACGTCGCCACAAAGACACCCAGTCCTTCGAGTTCCGTATCTCGGTTATTCCCGATACCGTCCAAATTCAAATATTCACTTCTACAGAACCAAAAGAAATAAAATATGCCTACATTTAGACAAGATGAAAAGCTTGGAACGAAGGTGCCGCTGATAAAGACAGCCGACTTCAACGACAAGTCTGTCACAACAGAAAAACTTGCCGAAGGTTCTGTTACTAATTCAAAGTTAGCACCAGAATCCGTTACACAGGATAAGTTCGACAAGGAACTGCTTCAAATCTTCAAGGCGGCAGCAGGTCTTCCTGAAAATCTTATCGAGACGATACAGAATGTAGATAGCACGCTTGTAGATCATCAGCGGCAAATCTCTTCTAACGACGATGATATTTCCGACCTGCAAACCAAGACCAAGCAAATCAAGGACACCGTAGATGGCATAGCTATCAGTGGTGGTGCATCTGTAGGTTCGGCTGTAACCTACGACAATACACAGAGCGGTCTTGATGCTCAAAACATTCAAAATGCTATTGATGAACTTGTTAATAATCTCGGTCACTACGAAACCAATGAGGAGTGGTTGCGTGTCTACACAGATGCAGAAAACAAGTTCCTTTGGGGCATCCGTGTAGATGGTAGTATAGACTGGGCAGTCGGTATTCCTAAGCCTATTCAGAAAACTCTCAATGAAATCATCGCCAACAACGAGACCTTCCAGCAAACCCTAACCGAAGCTATGGAAGCATACAAGGCAACCATTGACGAGAAGGTTGCGGCCATTGATAAAAAGAAGGTAGACAAAGAGGAAGGCAAGTCCCTTATTGAGGATGAAGTAAAGAAGTGCTTTAGAGTAATCGAAAACGAAGAGTTTCTTAAAGCAATAGTAGATTCAGAAGGCAAGGTACTCTTTGGTTTCTACAGAGCAACTGGTAAGCCATATTATCCTCTCAATGAAATGTATCATGTTATTCAGAATGAAGAATACTTTGCTGCTTGGCTTGATGCAGAGGATAAGGTAGTTCTTGGTATCAGAAGGGACGGACAAATCATTGGTGAAATCCATGCTGTCAATGCCTTGAAACAAGTTATCTCTCAGCTTCAATCAGATGTAGCTTTTTTGCAGGAGAAGATAGGTACAATAGATACCAACCTCAAAGAACTTCTTGACGTTTTCTCTTTGCAGGAGAATCCTGAGTATATGGCAGTAGAGACTGATACAGAAGGAAAGATTCTGTCTGCAACAAATGCAGATGGCAGTCATTATATTCATAATGCTAAGTCCGAAACTATTCCAACAGAATTTTACCATATTGAGAACGACCCTGAAGGAAGAACTGAGATTACAACAGATGCAGAAGACAAAGTACTTGCCTACAGAGACTCTGAGGGTATTCGCCATGAAAACGGAATGGAAGTAGCGCAATTCTATCAAAAAGGGTATAAAGTAGAATATGCTACCAAAAACTATGTAGATACAAAGCCTATAGATGATTCAGAAATAGTATTATCTAAACTTGATGGAGTTGTAGATTATAGTTTGGAAAATCTTTTTAACAAGAACAAGATTAGAACGTATGATTCTGATTTTGCGACTAAAGTTTTTAATGCTATTGGAAGAAAAACTGGAGTTACTGGATGCTACTCTAATAATATTCCATGCAAGGAGGGAGATTGGTTTACCCGTAATGATTTCGGCACAGGAATAGTTGTAGTTCTCGATAAGAATGACAACATTTTAGGAGACGTGAAGAATGTTGCTTATAAGCCTACTTTCCAAATCAAGGCATCAGAAGACCAAGACTTCTCAAAAGCAGTCTCTGTAGTTATGGTAGTAATGCTTAATGCTCTTGATACAGAAAGAATAGTAAATGCAAAATATGTTCCTACAAAGGAAGAAGATGCTATTCGCATTCCAAAACTCAAAGTTGGACAAGAAAACATAGAGCTTGGAATTACAACTTATGTAAAAGGAAGTAGTGGTAGATATTACTCTCTTAATGTAGAAGATTTAGAAGGCTCCCCACAGATTAGTTTGGTAAAGTTGGAGGGAATACCTTCATCAGAGTTACCATCTGACTTTCCTAAATTTACAATTAGTGGAAGCTTTTCCGACTACTACAAATCACTTGTGTTGTGCCCGATTGAAGGAGGGACGGAGTATCTTTTTGAACTAGGAACAAATGGGTTAGTTTCCAGATATTTAAAGAAAAAGGTAAATTGCCCTCGGTTGATAAAAGAAAATGGTGTACAATACTATTATGGCGTTGATGGTAATCTAAATTCATCAAGTGGCGAATTAAACATATATAAGGCTAAAGACGAGACTTTTGAGCTAGTAAAAGGCAATATAAGAGATTCGGAAGGCAATAAGATAGAGCCTCATGACTGCTTGGTACTATCTGTAAATCCTCTTCATGTAATATCTCAAAGGTATGTTGGTAATCAAAGAACTTTAGTAGATGGAGAGGAAAAGGTAGTAACATCACTACATGTCGAGGAACAATATGATGGTAAACGTGTTTGGTTATGGAAATCAGAAGATTATCCAGAACTTTGGAAAGATAGTCATTACAAAGGCAATAATCAAGATTATTTGCATAATAATACTATCTGTATTGATAAAGATAACAACCTTGTGTTAAACAATAAACATGCAAACCAAATTCTTGTAATTTCTCGTACATGGTCAGATGATACTCACATTGGTACTATTGGCGATATTCTTTGGAAAATTGGAGGAAACCGAGGTAGTAACTATAATTACGATGTAGCAACACGTATAAAAACAACTACCCAACAACAATGGTTTGAATGTCATGATGCTGTTGTAAATAGTGAAGGTTTATACACCTTGTTTGATAACAAAGAAAGTGGTGCATCAAGAATTGTAGAATTTAACATAGATACCGAGAATAAAGCTGTCAAGAACTTCAATTCATTTACATATCAATCTTATAGAGGTCGTTTTATGGGTTCTGTTGATAAACTTGCAGATGGAATATTTTTAGTGTCATGGGGTTCTTTTAGAAGTGCAGGTACACCAAATATAGGAATCTATGATTTCAAGAATGGGAATAAGATTTTTGAAATGAAAATGGATTCAGACAGCTATTCGGTATATCGAGTTTATGGAATAAGAAAATAATATGTGTAATAATTTAAAAATATAAAAGTATGAATAAATGTTTAGTTACAAAATTAAATGGAGTTGTAGGAAATAACAACTTACCTGAAATAGGTGAATTTCGTATCAAACTTCACGCTGTTAACGAAGAGAACGAATTTACACAAGTTTTGGATATGAGATGCAGCTCACCAGTTACCTTCAAATCACTAAATGGTGAATTGCTTTTTTCAAATTCAGCAGAGTATACAAGTTCAGAGTTTTTAAGCGAAGTAACTTTTGGTGGTTCTGATAATATAACAAGAGTGTATCTAAAAAATACAGATGCAACCATTCAAGTATTTAATAAATATGGAATAACTTTTATTTCAAATGGTGGTTCAAATGAAGATTCTGGCTTTCATGGACTAGAAGTAAATATTGATGATTTTAAATATTCAAGAGGTATAACTGGGTTGAGTTTTCCAAAATCAAATAAAAAAGTGTCAGGTAATTTAGGTACTCTTAAACAAATGACTGAATTAATAGGATTAGATTTTAGCGGTAGTTCTATATCAGGAGATATTTCTGAGTTACAAGACTGTAAAAAAATTAAACGGCTTAATTTTAATGGTTGTCAAAATATTTACGGTGATTTTTCAGTTTTAGGAAACTTCCCATTAAATGGAGAGTGGAATACATCAGTTTTGGGCACAAAGATAAAAGGCTCGGTTGAAGATTTTGTCAAAGTCAATAGAAGAAATGGACGTAATACAGGTTCTTTTACATTCCATTGGTTAGGAGATAATGCAACATTTAAAGGTGTGCCATTCGACCCACAAAAAGATGCTACAAATATAACATGGACAGAAAACACTATAACAGTCGACGAAGAAACAATCACGGCATAGATAAAGAAGAAGGGGGTGTTGCTTAGCACTCCCTTTTCTTGTATTTATTCTTCAAGTTTTCTGTTCCTATTTTAACTTAGGCAAACTATCATCATCTACTGTACCAGGCAGTTTAATCACCAAGCATTTATTTTCTGGCTTCTCAAAGCATAAACCAACAAAAGCAAGAAACAGAAAATCAACAAGAAGCGCTAATAAACCAAAAAAGATATAATCATAAAATGGTCTTGATGCTCCAAAAGCAACTACCATTGCAACAAGTCCCGCATCAATAATGATGCACCCAAGTATGCCTATAATATAAGCTATAATTTTCTTCTTCATAAGTTTGAATGTTTAATTGGTGCAAAGATACAATAATTATTCAAGACTTGCTCCTTTTTTGGTGTTAAAAAATGTAGCCTGCGCCAATCCACCAAGCAGATAGCAAGCCTCCTCTCCATACATATTTATCAAAAACTGTTCAGAAATATGCTGAACCACATGCAGCATTTCATGGCTAAGGCTGTTCATATATTCTGCTTTAGAAGTGGTCCAGCCGATTACTACCACCGTTTTTCTGGTATCAACATTAGAATAGGTTATCCCTTTGTTCGCTTCACCTTTGAGCACGAGATTACAGGCATCTTCGAGAGGAATGCCGCTGCATCCCAAATCCCGAAGATACCTTCTTACCTTCATGGCATCCTTTGAGTGAACATCATACATCACATGTACCGTCCAGTCGTACCTTTCCAAGTAAATCTCCTGCTCTGTCATATTTTACAAAATCTCTTCCCAAGGAATCCCCACACCATTAAATGATGTATCTGCATAGAACCTATTAAAGATGAATCCATCCTGCTGATCCTCATCATCCACGTAGTCCTTGATGAACTGAGCCATCTGCTTCTCTTCCGTGATAGACGAACCGTAGAAATCAGCTAAGCACATGTGTGCGATGTAAACCGCATCGTAGCCCACATTATTCTCCAGCACGATATTATTCTTCTTCAGAATGTCCTCAATATCATCCTTGCTCATCATGCGGATAGGCTTACCGTTCTTCCGCATCTGCTTCACTGCCCACTCGCACATCTTCTTATTGAAGTGCCAGCCATTGTAGCGAAGGTAAGCCCTCATTTCTTCCGGCTGATAATCGTAGGCGTTAAAAGATTGTCTGTATTTTCTTTCCATAATCTTTCTGATATTAAAAAGGGCTTGGTAACGAAATTTGTTTCACTACCAACCCCCAAGTTAGTTAATACTCGTCGCCGTAGCTTCGATAATCACGTTCTCCACGGTCTCTGTCTTCACGTTGGCGCATGTCGTCGTACTCTTCATGCTCTCGCATACCACTTCTGCCTCCACGACCTCTGTAATCGGGCATGCGGTTGCGCTCGCCGTACCGGTCACGTCTGCCCTCACGCTTCATTTCGCCCAGGCAGTTCATAGCCTTATCCAAGCAACGCAAGCCTTTCTCCACGTTCTCATACAAGCCATCAAACTTGTCTTCTGTAATCTCAACCATTATCATAATTCTAAGATTTTTAAAGTGAATAGATTAGGAGATTACTTGTTTATCGCCTGTTGGAGCAATCCCATCATCTTGTCGAGCTTGCCCTCCATGCCAGAAACCTTGCCTTCCAGCTTGCTGATCTTCTCAGTCTGTTCCCTCTCCTTGGCAATCTGGGGGTTGAGTTGCAATAGCATTCCCTCACAAGAATCAACGACTTTCTTGTGGTAATCTACGCTCTCCAGTATCGCCTTGGATTGTCTCAGCATCGTATCGACCTCTGCACTCATGGCTTCCTTGTTGTCGCTCACCACAAGGTTCTTGTCGTTTGCTATCTGTCCGTTAGCAGGTAGCTGTTTGAAATCCACCTCCTCATCGTTCAGCTTCACCTTCACATCAACCACAGTTTCCATAGGCTGAGGCGTGAAGCCATTGTTGAAGGTAGGATATTTCGTCTGAGGGTTGCTGACTGAAACAACCTGACCAATCTGCAAGTTCGGGTTTTCGCCCTTATCTAGGACATAGAATAAAGAATTTGTTCTTAAACCTTGAAACATAATGTAATCTCCTATTATCTATTCTGTTTGTTAAACAATACCCGTCATTAGCTGAAGGGTGTTAGTGTCTCTCTCAAACCAGAGCTGAACAACTCCAGTTCCCGGCACGTCTGCAACCGTCAAAGCATCACCATTGAATTTGGTTACAGCTTGGGTTGCGCCGTTGGTCTCGAAAAGGATAGGCAGCGTACCAGTCGTTCCAGTCGGAATAGCCTGGCGCAGATTTACGAAAATCGTTCCTCTGTAGCTGGTATTCACGAAGGCGTGGTTTTTAAAGGTGAACACCACATCGGCAGTATTCACCTTCACGCCAGTAGAAGCGATAGCCGCCGAACCGTTACGATTCACCCATGTATAAGGTCTTAACCATAACATAGCAGCCTCCTTTCTTTAACCCCAGAATCCTGCATTGTTAGCAGCATTCAAACCATACAAACCTGCCTGATAAGCCACGCAGTTAGGAACCGCAGTAAATGGGCTGTAAGGGGTGGTTACTGTTTCCGGCAGCTTGCACTTGATGCCAGCTACCTCGTTCTGCAGACCTGCCAATACCGCATTAATTGGTGCTACCGCCTGACCAACAATCTGAGAAGTCATGGCAGAAGACTTAAAGGTACTGTTCTCCTCACGCAGAGAATCAATCTTGTTTTGCATTTCGCGCATCTCAGCCTGCTTCTGACCGTCAACGATGGTCTGAGTACTTTCCTTGATAGCGTTATGCAAATCGCAAGTCTGGCGCTGGGTTTCGTAAGCTACGTTAGAGAAGCCACGCTCCTGACCATTAGCTACATTGTTGATGGCATTCTGTAAGGTACCAGTCTGCTGACAGATAGCCAAGCGGTTCTCGCAGCAGCAGTTTGCAATCTGCTGAGCAATCTGCATGTTACCCTGCTGCAAAGCATTGATGGTCTGCATGCCACTCATACCTACCTGATTACCTACACTCTGAACCTGAGAAGTCAAAGCAGAAATGGCATTCTGAATCTGACCTTCGGTACAATTGAGCTGAGTAGCCAAATTGCTGAGCGCATTACGATTACCACCGATGGCATCCATCAAAAGGGCACGACCATTGTCGTTGTTAATCTCGTTAGCAAGACCGCCACGACCGTTATTGCCGAAGCCACCCCAGCCATTACCGCCCCAACCCATAAGGAAGAAGAGGAAGATAACCCACATGAACCAACCACCTTCACCGCCGAAGCCATTGTTGCCCTTCATAGCGAGAAGCACATTTGGATCTACACCCTGCTTCTGGAGCAGAGGAGCAAGAAGTCCAAGCATTCCGTTTGAACCTCCGTTTTGGTTTTCACCAAAGATGTATGTCTTAGATTCTGACATAATAAAATAGATTATTCGTTTCGTTCACTATTGAACTTGGTGCAAAGTTACGAAGAAGATGAGGCTCTGCCTAACTATGCTCAAAATAAAATTTTTGCCATTAAAGCCTCTGTTCCTCAGCATTTTATGCTGAGTCATTTCCTGCTCATTTATTTAGTAAAAGTCTAAACTATAAAGAAATCACCCTCAACCCGATACAACCTATCAATATTTTCACTACTTTTGCAGGATAACAATCGGTATAAAATTACAATGCATGAAGAAACTTTGGAACTTTATTAAAGATTTGCCAGTCCAAATTTTTGGCGCATCAATGGGAGTGATAGCTATGACAACAATGGCTATATTCTTTGCCTGTATGATAGCTTCCGCTATCGTGTTGGTATGTGAAACTGCATCTTTTATATTTCGCACAATTAATCTGGGATTAAAGCATTCATATAATGTTTTGAGCGTAGAATATCAAAGCAACAATATCCTATTTATCAAGTATATATGTATGATGTTTGTTGTGTTTGTATTGTTACTGCTTCTTTTTAGGTATATATATAAATACAAGAGAATCAAGAAATCGGTTTCTCATTTTTATATTCCTTATGTGGATTTGACAGAAGCGCAGAAAAAATTAATTCCTGAATTATTTGAGCAGTATGTAAAATCTGCTTATTTAAGTATGAAATATGGTGTAGTTTCTTTGAACACTATTTTAAATGACATAAAGCAGGATATATCCAAACATGAATTATTACACCCTAGTGATATTAGGTATATTTTACATAAGATACCATACCAAAATTATGAAGATTTTGGAAGGTCAATGTCTTTATTGGAATGGTTAGACTATTATGCAATTCAAAAGGAGATTGGATTTGGTAGCTTTGTTGGAGATTTATCAAACTATCAGCGTGACTTGATAACGGTCAGCGTTCCAATTATTGAGCAGTACTTTATTGATAGTGTTAAACATGGTATATATGATGAAAAATTAATTATAGAAGACATAGATAACAGATTTGGTTCCGTTCTCAAAATTCTTTGTTGGCAAGATAGAAGATTTTTTTTGTCTTTGATACCTAATCTATATTGTACTATTGAAGGCGTAAGCTATACTCTGCACGAGTATCTAGAATACGCAAAGGAAAAGAAGCCTGCTTATATAGAAGGAAATATATTTAAGAAGGAGTGAGCCTTGCGCCCACTCCTTTCTTTATTTATTCCAATCTATCCAGTTCATCAACCGCATCCATCATGATTCTGTCAATATTCTGGTTAGCGAAGTTGATGCTCTCGGTATCAGAAGACTTATCTCTGAGCTTCTTCCATCGCTTCATCTGCTTCTCTGCCAACTCGATTACTCTAACCTTGGCAGCCTCCTTGGAGTTTTGGAAGTGGAAATACTCACCTATATTCGTGATTCTCTTATCAATCGGAACGTTCTTCGATTTCAGGCGGTCCACGTTGGCCATGGTCTTTTCCATTTCGTCCTTGTAGTTATACCACTTGCTCTTTGTTCGCTGCAAGCTGCTCTGCTCACTAGGCGTATAAAGAAGAGAGCGAAGGAAAGGAATATCCTTGGTTTCCGTATCTTTGCCGTGCTTAATAACACCGATAGCACGCTCAGTAAAGGTAGCCGCACCACCACCTATGCCACCGATGTAGTGATTCAGCATACTAGGGTTTGTTACCATATCCAGGAAACTATTACCCAGCATATCTTCATTACCCTTGGCTACATCGTTAGTCTGAGCATTCACCCATTTATTCACAGCCATATATCCGTCAGGCACACCCCTGTAGGCTCTCTGCCAAGCAGGGGAATTTTCATTCCAGTCACCACGTCTTTCAATCGGAGCACCCTTCCAGTCGGTATTTAGCTCCCATTCCACGAAAGGAGATAGGGCAGAAGGAGAGATAGCTTTGATCGTCTCATTCAATGGCTCCTTGCCAGCCGAAGAGTTACCGAGATAGTCCATCACCGGCACAAGCTGCGACATACAGCCCACGGCATCCAAGGCAGGATTCTTCTGTCCGCTTACGTTTGGCGAGAAGGTCAAGCCAGCCGCCAAGTCACCCAAACCATAGAAGGCTCTCAACTCGATGGCAAGCGGAATAGTAATAAACTGTCCGCCACCTTTATATATACAGAGATTGTTTCTTCTCACGTAGTCAGGCAACTCGCCGTATGGGTCCTTCACACCCTTTCTGTCCTTCTCGTCCTCACTCGCAATCAGCACATTGTTACCTAGTGCAGCCAACGCACCGAGAGCAAAAGGAATGGCAAGCATATTGATAGAAGTACCCACAGGATGATTCTTCAAGTTCTTCACAAGAAGATTTGTACTCTGAATACCGGCATTGAAGAACATAGAACAATGTCTCAGATAGCTAGCCGTAAATCCGTAAGTCCATCTTGCAGCCGCCTTGCCGCCAGTCATTTCTCCGTTCTTGAAACTCTTGATGGCATCACCGCTACCATGGCGGTTGAAGTTGGTAGATACCTCCTTCGCATCATAGACCGAACGGATGATAGAGCGGTTACTGTCTCGGCTCGCACAATAGGTAGCAAATCGGGCGATATTCTCAGCCACCTCGTTGATGTTCGCCAGATTTCCGAAGAAGAAGTCACGAAGGACAGCACCGCCCTTGTCAATCTTGCTTCTTTCGCCCTTCACATCTTTTTTGTATTCCTTGGTCCAATCCTGCATGTTCTTGATCTGAACCCAACCGGTTTCGCCGCCGTTCTCCATGAACTCCTTGAAATATCGCTGAACCTTGTCGCTCATATCAAGTGTTCCGTTACGATACTTGGCAAATAAGCCCAAGCCAGTAGTTCCGCTCAAATCCTTGAAGCTGATATTCGATGCACCCTTATACAAGCCCAACTGCGCATAGTACTTCGCCCATAGCGCACCATATCTTGCACCCTCCTTGGAAGTAACGTTGCTCGATGCAAACTCCGCATCACGCATGATGTTTCGCATCACGAACTCAGGGTTATAAGATGTACACAACTGCGCCATCATTCTTGAAATAGAACTCAATGGTTTCATGATTCCCTTGGCACCCGAGTTCTCCAGCAATCCATTCAGAGCCTGCGCCGCTCTAGGATTTCCGTTGATAATAAAGGTATGGGTCCTTCCGGCAATCTTCACATCTACGATATGCTGCGATTTATTCTCCGCTCTTTGGAACTTATAACCAATCTTGTCTCTGCGATAAACCTTGTATGCCATACCCTGTGATTCCTTCATCTTCATATCCTTGTTGAAGTCTGAAACAATCTGGTTGATTTCGTCAGCTGTAGCGCCCTCTGGAATATCAGGGTAACGCTCATAGACGATGTTCACAACAGGGTCCTTCTCATACCATACGCTTGTTTCGGTAATCAGATTATTGCCCGAATTATTTCGCGCGAATCTTGCGAAAGCCTGACGGATAGCATTCATACCACCGTTCTTGATGGCTCTGTTGCCCATCGCACCAATCTGCGCCAGTACGTTTGTTTCGCTCAGATACTTGTGTCCTCTCGCTCTCATGATCGTGCTTCCGATATAGCTCTTCGGGTCGCCCTGCTCAGTAATGTAGCCATAAGTATCTTCTGCCGTAGCCTCATCATACTTTCTCAAAGGCACATACCAGTTGAACATATTCGATACATGACCATGCAATTCCTTGCTGATGATACCATTCTTGTAGTCGCTGTCAATAGAATACTGGGTAGCATCCTTCACCTTATCCCAATAGTCCTTCACAGCTCCCTTCTTGATGCTCTCCATCTTCGCTTCTGAATCCATCACGCTCTGAATAGCCTCGGAATCATTGTAAGGGTCAGAAGATTTCGCCACTTCCTGAATAGCGTGCATACCCGAATAGTCGTGCTCGCCAGCTTCGAAGTCAGCATCAAAGTGGTTTCTGATACTCTCATCCAACTGTCTGTAGTACTCCTTCAGGTCGATGTTGCCATCCTTCAACTCGTTGTCAAGATACTCCTTATCGCTATAATAACTGTTTTCCAAGAAGTCAGCATCCTGCTTCTTCTGCTCGTCCATCCTCATCTTTTTAAGGAAGTCACGAACAAAGAACTCTCTGTTTCGCTCCAAACCATGCTTGGTAATCATGTAGATATTGAAGTTTCTTATCTTCTCATCGTCTTTCTTGCCATCGAAAGCATCCAGTACGCCGGCCATGGCCTTGTCAAGAGGCTTCATCACGTTGCGCTCAAACATCTGAGCCGCATCACTCATCGCACCCTGCATGGTGTTCTGCAGTATATAAGGATTCTCCGAAGAAGCAATATCCTCAATCTTCTTGTCAGGCACAATCGCATTCATCAACTTCTTCAAAGAAAGCATATTGTCCATATAGCTCTCGGTGAACATATAGCCGTGCTCATCAAGTGAACGATGGTATCTGTCAAGTGCCGTGCCGGCAGATGGGGTAGTACGGAAGTGAATCTCACCATCTGTAGCCTCATTCCACTCAGCCTTTGTAAGATTATCCATACTTCTAACCTTTCCGTCATTTCCGTAGAACATGCCATCATGCGCCACGACAGCAGGCATACGCTCATGGTCGAGACGGTATTTCACCGCCTCGGCTCTCATCTTCCAATAAGGATCATTTGGATTCTTCTGCAAGTTCTTGCTCAACCAGAGCAAGTACTTCACATCTTTAGTATTAGGAGCAACACGATAACCGATTTCATGAAGGAAATCAGATACCTTATTCTTGATACCATTCCAGAAACCCGGTTCGCCCTTGCCATCCTCGGCGAGTCGCGCGATACCTTCCTCAATGGCATCATAGATATTCAGAGGATTGAACTTTCTCTCCTCATCCACCAGCTTTTTCAAAGCCGCATTCTCAGGCTTATCTAAGTCATACCACACTTCACGAAGGAACTTATCGAATCGTTCATCACCAAACAACTCTCTCATTCCCTTGTGCCCAACCACCTCATGCCAGATGGTCTTTTCGGCAGTATATCTATCGTGGATATTAGGCATGTAAAGATGCACCTCGCTAGTTTTCTCGTCATACCAGCCAGTTATCTTCCTGCCATCCTCAATAGCAGCCTTAGCCGCCTTGTTGGTGATTTCATCAACCGATGAAACCATGTTCACCTTTGCGCCAGTCTTCTCTGAGAGTTGTGTGATATGGGAAGACACAGGAATGCTAGCCTTTTTGTTAACGATCTCATCGTTAAGCTCTGCGCCCTTTTGGAATCTTTCATAATCAAGATTTCTGATTACGTTCTCCAATGCTTTATCAAGTCTGTCTAGATCGGTCGTTGTGTCAACGTGGAATCCAAGCATCTTTTTTATAGCATTGAAAGCTCTTCTGAACCATCCTTTGTGAGCAGGAATCTGAGCCGCTATCTTTCTCCATTCTGGATTAGCCAACTCAGTTATCATTTCGGCAGGATTTGTTAGCGCATAAGGTTCGGTTCCACCGATATGCTTATCAAAGTAAGACTTTATCTCGTCATACAAATCAACTACCTCTTTAGCTGCCTTTCTTTGTGATTCAGTAAGCAAGTCACCATATCCTTTTCGGTAAAGGTTGATGATGTCAGACGTCACAACGTGCAACATTTCGTGGCAGATTGTAGAAGCAAGTTCTTGTTTGCCGAATTGAATTGAAGATAAGAAGTCTGTATCTATCAATATGTAGTTCTTTGGATGATAATAATATCCCTCAGTATTGACCTTTTTATAAGCCTCACCTTTCAACTTTGTTCCAAGAACATCAACTAAACCTTCAATGCGGTCAAAAATCTTTTTAACGTCAGCATCGCTGTTGTAGTCATTAAAAATCCTTTCAACCTGTTCCTTGCTTGCCCAATCTCCTTCTTCGAGACCATACTTTAATCGGATATTATTGAATCTTTCGAGAAGATATTCTTTAGCTCTTTGAGCAGCTGCCAAAGAGAGCGCCGTTTCTTTGTAATCTGAGAGTACCCCTTTTCTGCCGGATATTCGCACACTATCCCCTTGTGAAACTCCACCCATTCCTCTGGAGTCATTTCCTTCGGTTGTTTCGGTTCCAATAGCACTTTTGATTTCGTTGATGTCTGATTTCCTGTTGAATCCATATTTCTGTTCTATATCTTTAAGTTTACTATCCAAGGAGTCAATGACAGATTTTAGACCTTCATACTTTTGAATAGGATTTCCTTTTTTGTCATATTTAAAAGTATCAATATACTGTTTTGTAGCATATTTGTTTGCCTCTTTCTCTATGTTAGGCTTTTCAGAAGAATCCCCATAAAGTCTTTCAACCTCATCATCAAATCTCTTTTCAATCTGCGAAGATACATTTTTATCTACATCTTCCGGAATGATTCTACTATTCTTAACATCTTTTGTATCTGTTTTAGAATACTGCAAGCCTCGGTCCTCACGGAAGTGGGTGCCTTCATCCTCAGAAGTATTGCGCTCCTCCTGCACCTTCACGCCCATTTTAGACAGGCGGTCCAGTACTGGCTTCAACTGCTCTGGCTTAAACTCAGCAAGCATATTGTTGCCTCTGGTCTCGAAGTTATTGCCATTAACCAGTTTCAGCAAATCTTCATCCATGAAGTACTTGCCGCCCTTCGCCTTGCTCTTCGGCACACGAAGCTCGTAGAAGTTGCCACGATTGTTGTCTATGCGCTTCACCTTTACTTCACCATCCGATGAAGTAACCTCGTCAATACCGCCGTGCCATGATGAAAGTTTAAACTTATCTACCACGCTGTTGATAGGCGCATCTGTAGTTAAGCCCTTAGGGTCGAATCTATCTGGCATCAAGATACCAGTTTTCACCTCGCCAGTATCAGTTGTATATTTCACCAGCTGACCGCCCAAGCCCTGATCCTTGCTGTCAACCAAAGCCTGCATCAGGTTACCGGTCACGATATAACCATTCTTGCGGCTCTCATTGCTAGTCAGTCTATCCCAGTTATCAAAGTTTTGGTTCAATACTCTGAGATGGCTGTCTCCCATACCGGCAGCCTGCTTGGTCATGCGGTCGATAGAACCGATAATATCCACCTTGTTTTCACCAGAACCCACCTTGCCCGCGATAGGGAAGGTAATCTTTCTTCTTCCATCCAAGGTAGCAAAGGAAACGGAAGAGGCGTTAGGCGAGTAGTTATCAGTAATCTTGATGTCAATAAGTCTACCATAACTGTTACCGAATCCGCTCAACTCGTTAGGGTTATTCATATCCGTAGGCAGAACGAAAGTCTGGTTTGTATCGAAGGTATCAAGCACACGCTCAAACATTTCTGCCTTGGCTTTCAGGTTCTTCATCACATCGTTCAGCTTATCTTTCTCCTGCTTGTAGATGTTGTCATACTGATAGCCAGCCATCTTCTCAATCTGCTCATCGCTCATGCCCGAATCCTTCTGACCCTTCTTGCCATCCTTGATATACTTCTCCTTAGCCTTGGTTGCAGCCTTCACGGCACGCTCCTCATACTTCTGAGTCTCGTCCGCAATCTTCTGGTCGAAGTACTCCTTCACGGCAGCCTTCTTATCGGTCTTGTATTCATCCCAAGTCTTGCCGCCAGTCAAACCATCCTGCGAAGCCTTCACCTCAGAAGCCTTCATAGGTTTCTTCAAGATGGCCATGTTCACCTTTTCTATATAAGTATTGTCGGCAAAGGCGTTATCGCCGCCCGGCTCTGCACCCTGTTTCCAAACTTCCTTGCGGAGAGTCTTAGCCTTCAGAGGCAGCTCGGTAATCTCAAGGTCATTTTCGCCCATTTCGTTGAGTCGCTGAATCTCGTTGGCATAAAGCTCGCCAATCTCCTGCAACATCTTCTCCTGTTCAGAAACTCTCAGCAGAGCCATACGCCCAAGCAACTTGCTTGCATCGGCACCAGCTTCGCCATCACCAACACCGCCACCGCTAGCAACAAGGGTCTGTGGGTCGATTCTAGACAAATCATCGCCATTACTCTTTTCCCATCCGAATGGATCAGCCATGCGAGCATAAAGGTCAAGATGCTCTGCCATATACTTACGAACTACCTTATCACCATATTTATTGGTAATATCGGCAACTTCCATTTCGTTGAACTTACTCTTCTGAGAAGATGTTGTGTTGGCATCAAGTGACTTCAACTTAGCCTTAAACATCATCAGCAGTCGCTGCTCGGCAGGGATAAGGGAAACCACATACTCGTATGCACCTCTAGCCACCTGACCGGTTCGGTCGATACGTCCACGCATCTGAACCTCATCGTTTACGTCAAGCTGCTGCTGCGCCACGATCATCACACGCTTCTTCTGGTCCTTATACTTGCTCGAAGCATGAAGGGAAATACCGGTTGCTGCACTCTTGTTGAGGATAAGCGCATCAATCTTACCATCGTTAAAGTCGCGCGCGAGTTTCTTCTTGTCTGTATCAGCACGCTTCACCTTGGTAACAGTTCCGTTGTCGTTATAAACAAACTCGGTCTGTCTACCGGTCAGTTCGCCAACCTTATAGCCGGCCTTCTGCAGTTCGTTCTTGATAACATCAATAGGGGAGAGTGAAAGACCGGTACTTGTCTGCTCAATCTTCTTTTCAAGTTCGTGATAAGCCTCAACTGCCTCATCGCCCAAATCCGAAAGCTTGATGTAGCCGCTTTCACTATTATCCTTTGCGTCCTTCTGAGTATAGCGAAGTGTACCCTCCAGACCCTTCTTCAAAGATGTGCCCAAGTCTGGTGCGTCCATTTCCTCACCAGGCGCAAGGTTGCCAGTCTGCGATTCGTTGGTATTGTTCAACGCAATCACAGGTTTCATACCCTGCTTCAAATAGTCGATTGCTCGTTCTGCAGCAGACTTCGCTTTCAGGGAGAGAAGAACCTGCTGAACGGTATTGAATGCCTTGCTGGCAAATGGCTGATTCTTGATACCCAGGGCAGCCGTTCCCTTCTTGATTCCCATAGTAGACTGAATGGCAGCCAGCTCGTCATTACGCTCATCCACGTAACTTGAAACATATTTCTTTTGGAAATTGATAATATCATTAAACAATCCGATGATACTATCATACTGTTCTCGCTGCTCCTGCACTCGCTCAGGATCATCAATCGCCTTCCAGTCGATGGTTACGCCAGTCATATCTCGCTCACGGCGAATCATCTGACCGCATTGCGTCAAGGTCTGGCTCATGATCTCCTGCAAGGTTGCACCACCACGCTTTACCGCATCAATCAAATCGGATGATTTCATACCGCCCTCGTTCATGGCAGTACGCAAAGCATAGATAGGCATGTTATCTGGTCTCTTGGCAAAGGTGGCCGAGAAGAAGGTAACGTTCTTTGCCTTCTGAATAATGTGTTGGAAATAGTTTCCCTGTCCGCTATTGCCACCAGCCGTATGGCTTTCGTCAAGGATAAGATAGGCGTTACCCATCAGTTTTTCAATAGCATCACGTCTTTTCTGTCCGCTCAGAGCAGCAGCACCGAAAGATTTACCCTTCGCAAGCTTTCTCTCCTTGCGGTTGCCGTCCTCGTTAAACTCATACACACCATTGCTTACTTGGCTGTAAGTAGTCAATACATAGTCATATTCGTCTGGCAGCTTTCCATTCTTTTCGATGTAATCAAGCACTCGCTTCACCTCGCTCTTCGATGGCAAAGCAAATACTACTTTTCCGTCTGAGTCGGTAATGGCAGCTTCCTTGGCGCTACCGAATACAAATGGTCTTAGGTCTGGGCTGCCAATATCCACCAAGTCACGGTAAACATCGCTCAGCAATCCTGCTGTCTTGGTGAAATATACAGGAACCTGACCCTGTTTCTTGGCGTATCTGATAAGCGAAGCAGCCTGTCTTCCCTTACCGATACCAGTCATATCTCCAATAATAAAGGCGTTGCCCTTCTTTGCCTGCTGCAAGGCAAGGGCTACAGAGTCAACCTGCTCTGCAGCAAGATGAGAATACAAATCATCCTTATCATTATAGCCCAGCTCGTCAACAAGGAACTGGTCGGCATCGCCCAACTTTTCAAGGTTCTTGTTTACCGCCTCCTGCTGGTCGGCAGGCATCACGGCTTTCAGAGTGAATGGATTTCCACTCTTAGGGGTATAGGTAACTTTCTCGGTGCTTAATCCACGTACGGATTTGTCCACCCGCTGTAATTGTCCCCGTGGTCCGCTTCCGCTCCCGGCGTTGGCAGATTCATCAGCACTTGGCTGAGCGTCATTCCGTCCAGCTCCTCCTGATCCATTTCCTCGCTGCTCATTGGTTCCAGTGGTTGGTTCTTTGCTTGGAGAAGGCTCTGTCCCTGTTCCGTCTGTTCTACTATCTCCATCAGAAAGTCTTCCATCTTCTCTTGGCTCGGTTCCTCGTTGATTTTCCAAGTCATCATGGGTTCCTGATACGGAAGTGGAGTCAAATAGGTCAGACTCTCGCTTACCATCTGGTTCGCTTCCTCCTCGTTTTCCTGCTCGTACTCCCTCTTTAGGAGTACCAGTAGCGCCTTGTTTATCAAGTTCTGGTTGAGCACTTCTTGTTTCTCCTCCGATGGTAGAATCCATCCGTTCACCTCGTAGTATATCATCTTCAATTCGTTTATAAAGTTCGTCATAATCTTTCACGGCTTCCGCTCTAGCCTTATCCTTTACTGGTGGAAAGGCATTCTCGTTCAAGCGTCTTCCATTTATTAATATAATACGTGTAGGGTAGCTGGTTCCCTGTTTTGCATAGAGACTTCCATCCACATTAATCACGTCCTCCACATTATAGTGGCTATAGAGATAACCAAGGAAAGCCTTATCTTTCGGATTCAGACTTCCGTTCTTGGCGTATTCTGTCTTGCCGCCGATGATAATGGCAGCACGGCCATCGTCCTTCATGCTCTCCAAGGCATTGATAGCCATCTGTCCTTCAAGAGAAGAAATCTTATAGCCGTCATACTCCTTAGGGGTAGCACTACCAAATGGTGGATTTGTTACCACTACGTCAACGTCCTTGTCTGCAAAAGGCTGAGTTCCGTCCTGACTGGTCACGTTCTTGAAACCCTGTCTTCTCAGGTTCGCCAATCGCTGGGCATCAATATCGTTAACATGTACCCTATCCATTGGCAAGCCGATGGTAAGCATGCCGTTTCCGGCACTAGGCTCCAGAGCACTCTCAATCACCTTACCGTTACCCTTAACATACATATCCGCAAGGAAAGCGTAAGGGGCAGGGGTAGAGTACTGCTGCTTCATCACTCGATCAGAATCACGCTGGTTGAGGCTAGGCTGATTCTCATAGAGCGTCTTGATGCGTTCAAACTTCACAGCATCGTTGGTTGATTCAGAAGAAGCAATACCTCTTGCTCGCTTAACAATGGCAGTTTCAGCAAGCTCCTGAAGGTCTGTATCCTTAATACCCTTCAAACCAACTCTCTCAGCTATCTTTCTCAGCTCAATAATACCGTTAAACTTATGTTTGAAGCCCAGCTGTAGGTTCACGACATCAATAAACTTCTTCTCAGCCATCTTTCTTTCCTCGGCAGTCTTGGAGTCACCCACCAGATTCTCCTGATGCTTAGGCGAAGTCTTCTCGTAGTAGTCAGCCCATTCCTTCAAGCTCATGCGCTGCTCGCCGTCACGATAGCGGATATTCATCATCTGCTCATAGATGGCATCCACGTCTTCCTTCTTAAAGAGCTTGGCAGCAGGGGCAAACTCCTTGCGCATTTCCTTCACCACGTCTTCAAGATTGTGCATACCTCTCTTGATTCTCAGGTAAGCATTCTCTGCCATGGCGCTCACCAGCTTAGGCAATACCTCCAGCTGTCTAGAGTTAAGACCAACAAACGAAGCAGATATTTCATCCTTGCCGGCATTCTTGAGCATATCCCAAAGGGCATTAACCTTCTTGTTGGAAGCCGCTACCGCTTCATCGTCAGCAGTTTGCTGAGGCTTCTTTTCGGTTTTTGCTTTCTTCTCCTTCTCGAATCCTTCTGCTGCATTCTTGATTCCTTCCATAGGGTCAGCAGATTGTTCCGCTTTAGGAGCCTCAACCTTTGGTTCAGTCTTCTGCCCTCTGGTCTTGGCAAAGATGCTTTCATAGATAGCACGGTGCAAATCATCCGTCACCTCACCATTAAGATAATCAAGAGCAATATCCTTGGATAAATCATCCACGTCTGCCTTCTTGATCTCATCCTCAGTCAGAGGATGCTCCTTCTTGAATTCCTGAGCGGCCGCCGCAATCGGGTCAAAAGTAGGGTCTGGGTTCTCTTCCTTAGGAAGGAGTGGGAGAGGTTTTTCTTTTACCTTACCGTCAACATATTCGACAACCTCATTCAAGTCACCAAACTTCTTGCCATCATACTCATAGTAAGAACCAGTGTATTCGCCCTTCTCGTTTGGCTCATCAACCTTGATAACCTCCTTGTCTCCATCAATCAGAATCTTCTGCTTCATGATAGGACCATTCTTTGATGGAGTCTCGGTTTCCTCGTCAGTAACCTTAATACGACTTTCAAGTTCTTTGTTTACTAAGTCGTCTGGTTCTTCTACTCTTGGTCGTTCTGGTTCTGTTCCTGCTTCTGCTGGTTCATTTCCTCCTGATGCTTCTTGTTGAGGTTTTTCAACGCTTGAAACATCATTGCTTCCTTCAATTTCTGAATGTCCTGTTCCATAATCTTGCCATTTCTTAAAATCCAAAAATTCTTTTACTAACTCTTCCTTGGTAGGAGCTGCCTCAAAGATACTGCCCTCGCCAGTATTTCTTGCTGCTGCGATACGGTTGTATTCGTCAAGTAAATCTCTGAAATCAGAAACCTTGCCCTCCAAGGCTAAAGCCATCATCTGAGAGATTGAAGGGTAGCGCTTAGCTGCATCCTCACCGAACATGGATGGTGTTCTCAGCAGCGTATCAACCTTATTGCCGCCCTGTCTTGCCTCATAGAGCAACTGGATAGCCTGATCTATCTCATCACGAAGAGAGAACTCGCCCAACTTCATATTATCCATTACCGAGCGGATAGCGTTGATAGCCTTGTTCTTCACCGTAGAGTCGATGCCCAGCATTCTGATAGTCTCTGGCTTGAAGATTGAACCCAAAAGAAGGTTCTTCACATACTCCCTGCCTTGTGCAGAAAGTCGCTCATGACTATCCATCATCTGCGCCACCTCGTTCTGTCCGATGATGCCTTTATCTACTAACGTCTTTACCAAGTCATTTATTGCCTTGGAATTGTTAAAGAAAGCATCAAGAGAGCCATTTCCCTCAATCTCGGCAACAATCGCACCTACCTCGTCAGAAGTCAAGGTCTTAGCCTTGGCAACCGCCTGTTCGGTATTACTCTGAGTCTTCTTCTCGTTTCGGTTAAACTTAGCGAAGGTAGCTGCATCGTATGGCAATCTCTCATCCGTCACCAACACCAGACGTGGATGCTCGATTCCGCTCTGCTCAATCTGCTCTTTGGTAAAGCCGAAGTTCTCGGCATTCTCCAAGAGATCGTTGATGTATTCTGCGTCCGTGCCTTCCTTTGCAGCCTTCTGTCCTGCCATCGTTCTACCGTTACCATCATAAACGATGCCCTCGTCAGACACCACTGGCACCTGCTCGATAGCCATACCGTTATACTTTCGGGCTATCTGGTCCGTATTCTGCTGAGCTGCCTTGTCGTGCTCATAGTCACGATCGTTCACGGTTCTGCCCTCAGCATCGGTAGGGAATCCCTCAGATTTCTTATAGTCGTTATTCACATCATGAGAAGGAGTAAGACTTTCTGCCGGAACAATCTCATAGTGTCCCTTAATCTTTGTCTCTCCGTCAGGCAGCATTCTTGTGCGCTTGTTGCCTACAAGTCTAGGTGCATTCACAAACTTCTGTGCAGCAACGCTGCCAGCCTCATGAGCGCCCTCAGTCTGTTCAGTACTGCCAACAGTCTCGGCAACCTTCTTGGCAGTCATAGTCTTCTTGATATTCTGAGCGTGCTCTAGCTGCTTCTTGGCAGCTTCAATAGTCTGATTCTTCAAAGCCTCCTGCTCCATGATGTCGTTAGGCTCGGCGGTATAGTCCACCTTCATCTTCTCGGCATCCTTCAAAGCATTCTCAGCTTTCTTAATCTGTCCGTCCACCACCTTCTCGGCATTCTCCCCGAAATCCTCAGTAAGAATCTCCGCACTCTGCTCAGGAGTCATGCTAGCATAGTCAGGCGTAGGTCTTCCCTTGCTGTCCGTAGCCATAGGAACATCTGTACCATCGGCAAACTTACGGGTCTGCTGAGGCTGCTCTACTTGTTGAACTGAGGCATCGCCTTCGCTAGCATTTTCCTCTGCTTCTCCATCACTTCCACTATTGGCATTGTCGCCTTTTCGAATTTTTCCATCTGTTTCATTGTTACTAATCTCTTCATTTTTATTTTCTTTAGGTTGAACTTCCTGCTGCGCCTTGGCTGCATCCTGCATCGCCTGCTCCTGTGCCGCCTGATTGTAAGGCTCAGAGTTCTTCATCTGCAATCTCTGACGATATTCTGCAGCAAACTGGTCGATAGGCTGGTTTTGGAGCAGAGTAACCTCGTCTGCCTTCACGTAAACCATTTCCTTTGTATTAGGATCTAAGCAGACGAGCATATCGCCGCTGCCTTCCTTGGCTCTACCTGTAGTCTGGTCGAAGGCAACATCACCCGAACCAACAAGAAGTGTTCTTCCGTTGCTGTCTTGAACATACAGAGCCTGCTCGCCATTCATCGCCTGACCGTTCAAGGTTCCGTGATAGCTCCAATCTGAAATAAAGCTCTTCACGTTTTCCTCTATAGCGTCGGCAGTAGCCTGCTGCATACCCTGCACTCTGGCATTCGCATTAATATATTGGGCAAGTGGGGTTAACTCTTCTTGGGTCAATCCATTCTGAATGAGTGCATCGTAAATCTGTGCCGGTGTCAAGCCCTGCTGGTGCAATTTCTCAAAGGTTTGCTTGAACACATCGTTGCTATCCATCGCTGCATCAAGGGCTTGCTCGGCATTGCGAAGGTTGCGCAACTCATCAACTACCACGCCGCTATCCGGGTTGTCCGTTCCCAGACTATGCTCCTCGGCAACCGTCTTACCTTGGCTGGCAGACTGGTCTGCGTGTGGTCTCCAGCTAGGGAAAAGCTCATCTTCGAGTGCTTTCTTCACATGATAGAAGATTCTGTTCTCCTCATCGGTACGCTTCATTGGGTCCTTGCGCATGATTTTGTCAATATCAATAACAATGCTTCCTTCTTTACCAAGAAGTTCTTTGATAGAAGCCATGAAGTTATTAGTATAACCTTTGCTTTCTGATCTGAGGTAACCAAGCAAGCCGTTCTTATCCGCATATTTCGTCCAGTCAAGATAGAGCGCACTCTTCTGGTTGCGCAACTCATTAATCAGTCGGGCATTATTCGGGTCTGTAATATCCTTATTCTCGTCATATCCGTTTTCCTTGAGGAATCTAAACGCTAAATTAGTGACAGTTCCATCATCATCTATGAACTGCATATCCTTCATCCTTGCGTAGCCCATCAGCGACATCATATCGTCATTGTCACGATAAAGCTTCTGCTTGTAAAGAATAGCTCTGCGCTCATCGGCATTCTTATAAGAGGTACGTGTAAGCAGCGTTCCGTTCTTGGTGTATTCCAGAATCTGCTTGTTTTTCACGTCGTTCACGCTTCGGTAGCTTTTACCTCTTGTCGTGTTAAACAGTCCCATGGCCGCATTCACCTTCTCCTTGGTGCTCTGAGAAACGTCTGGGTCGTTCATAAAATCCGTATATGCCGTTTTGTATTTCGGATCTCTTGGAGCTGTCTTCGATGCGCGGTCCACCTTCACGAAAGCATCCATCAGACTCTTTCCCGATGCAGAAGAAATCAATTCATTCTTCTCGTCAGGAGTCAGACGAATATCCACGGCAATAGGGGAACCGTTGGCATTCTTTCCAATCACGAAATTACCACCGCTATTATGAGTAAGATGATGCAGAATGTTGCCCATCTTCACGAAGTTGCTAGGTTCGCCAGCCTTGAATGCGCCCACCATCACAACATCTTCCAACCAAGTACCGAAGGAAATATCCTTGTCGCCGGTCACGTTGTCGGCAACCATCATGGTTCCAGCCTCAACGCCCAGACCGGCAGCCGTAGCACCAAACTTCTGCGTGCCATGAAGCAACCGCTCGCCAGTACTCTTCTCCATACCTGTAATACCGAACTTGGAAACCCAAGGAGACATGATTGCGCCCGAAATTCCAAACATCGCACCTGTTACCGCACCATGCTCAGCACCTTTCAGACCAGCCTCGCCGATAGCCTGCAGCGAAGTATCATCGCCAGTAGAAGCCTGATTCAAAGCAGCAGTCACACCCGAATATCCTGCAAGGTTCAGCGCACCTGTTGCTGTTCTGGTTCCCAATCCCGACATGATCTTCTGTGCCGTAGTCATGTTGGCCACTTTGAAAGCCATCTGCTGGGCGGTAAGCTTCTGTGCTGCCTTCATCACGCCGGCCTTCACCAGTCCGTTAGTCAGAACTCGGGTTCCAGTATTCACGGCAGCACTTGCGCCGGCACCGATTACGGCAAGCGGACCAGAATCAGCAGCCATGTTTACTGCAGTAGAAGCGAATCTCGTACCGATTCCCGAGCGGTAGGTTTCATCCTTGTGGCCGGCAACCTTCTGAATCTCCGCATCACCATCAGCAATGGCAATACCTTCCTGCAATCTCTGTCTTGTATCTCTAGACATCACAGATGGAGCCACCACCATACCGATAATAGAGTTACTGAGGTTCTTGACAATATAGTCAAGCGCACCATGAGGCATGATTTCCTCCTGGTTGCGCATCGTCAGAGCCTTCTGAGCATAGTTCATAATCTCTGGAGTAACGTATTTGTCCACGTATTCCTCCACACTCATGTTCAGTTTCTCTGCGCTCTCGGCAATATGGCGCTGCATTCCCTTCTGCGAATAAATCTCGTTGATTTTGCTGCTCAGATTGTTCATCAGAACGTTCTGTCGGTTCACTTGCTCCTGTGTCTGTGCATCACGGAAAGCCTGTTCCTTTACTGACTGAGGCGCATAGATGCCGCCCATCTTGTCAAGGTTCTGCTGATACTGCTGACGTGTCAATTCCTGTGCCTCATTCATGGAAGAATCTACCAGTTCGAGCAGATCATTACCCAAAATACCTTTGGACTGGCCGTCATTTCTTACGAACTTGTTACCCTCCACCTCATACTGGGCGAATGCTCTAGCATCGTCCTCTCTCTGCTGCTTGGCTCTAGCCTGTTTAGCCTCAGGAGTAGAAAGCTGCTGCATCGTTTCGTTGAAATTCTTGGCAGTAGGAGTTATTCTGCTTCTGCTGATAGGGGTTGCTCTCTGCTGCTCCTGACGTGCTGACTGCTCTTGTGCTCTTTGCATGCGTGCGCGCGCATTACTAGCCTGAGCCTGCTGCAATGGTGTCATTTGGTCGTTGCGCATGTGTATCAACCGCCAGTTCTGCATGTAGTCTGTACCAGAAGTAGTAGCCGTTCTAGGCTGCTGAGCCTTCTGCTGCCTTTGCTTCCGATACTGAGCAGCCACTTCCTGCGCTCTCTGCTTCATCGTCAGCTTCTTGACAGGCTGAACTGGCTTCTGCTGCCTTGGCTTCGGATTTACTGCATGAAGTCCGAGTCGCTGCGCAAACTCCTCATACGATTTACTGGAAACAGCACCATCTGCGTAAAGCGCATCATAGAGCTGCTTTCTGTTATGATAGCCCTGCTTGCCAGGCGCATACACGAACTGTCTGAAATGTTCTCTAGTTCCCGATACTGCGCCATCGGCTTTCAAGGCGTTATAAAGTTGGTCAAATTTATCTCCAGCCATATATTATATATTAATGTTTATAATCCAAGTTTCTTTGTATTCTTATAGCCGTTCTTTGACTTGCCGGTAGGCTTCGGTCTGTTTCTCGCATTCCTAGCCGCATTCTGCGAAGCTGCTGCCTGACTGGTAATAGATGCACCCTTTCTTCTTGTGGTGGTCGTTACCTCTGCGCCAGTCTTCGGATTGATGGTCTTTGTACTGGTAGAAGTAGAAGTCTCGCCCTGCGGAAGCTTGCCGTATTCACGGTAGTACTCCTGTTCCCACATGGTCTTGTTAGGCTGATAGCGCATCTTGCCGTTCTTATCCTCAAACCAGTACTTGGCTCCCGAGCCGCTACCGCTCCTGCCTGACCGTCCACCGCCGCCACGCCCCTTATGGGTTGCGTTGTACTGCTGAATAGCCAGACGCTGCCTAGCCTGCTCATCCTTCATCTTGTCACGCTCCTTCTTATACTCGAAGTCACGCTTATCCTTATCCTTCTTATACTGGGCAGCAGCCTCATCCTTTCCCTTTCGGTACTCAAACTTATCCTTGGCAAGCTGATTACCCTCACCACGAAGACCCATAAGATACTCCTTATAAACCTGATCAGCCTGTGCTTTTCGGTTATCTAGGTCGAAGTTTGCCTGCTTATAGGCAGCATCCGCATCAAGGGCAGCCTGTCTCAGTCTCTGAGCCTTGCGGTTCTGATAACCCTGTTCCATCATGGCAGTAGGGTCGTTGAATACCTGCAGAGGCGCACCCTTCGAAGTGTTGATGATGTTTCCCATGTGGCGAATAGCATCAGCAAAGGCAGCGAATTTCTCACGGTTGGTAGTGATTCGGCGGTCATACTCATCAGGAGTCTCGCCCTCACGCATTCCAGGTCTGCTCTTCGGCATAACCTTGCCGAGCCAACTGAAAAAGCCGCCATCCCTTTTTTTAGGGTCAGACTCAAACTCTGGAACCTGCTGTTCCTGCGGCATCTGAAAGCCGCTCAGAGCAGTAGAAAGCGTATCATAACGAGGTGTTCCGTCAGCATTCCAACCGGTAGAAGGCTGCGGCATTCCCTCAAAATTGCTCTGAGGCTGAGGAGTATTCTCTGCTGCATCGCCCATATAAGGAGTCTGTACTGGTCCCAAGGCAGGGTTAGCGTTACCATTACTCTGCGGAACGAACTCTTCCTGCTTAGGCATCTGGGTGAAGTCTGTAATAGGTGCTGCGCCAGTCTGAACAGGCTGAGCCTCAAACTTACCGGTAGCACCGCCCCCATTCCCGAAGAAATTAACGCCAGCACCGCCATTTACCCCCGCGGCTCCTCCGTTTCCTCCATTCATCACCTGATCATAATCGGGATATTTCGCCCTCATCAGGTCATGCACAGCCTCAGGATAGCCGCCGATAGTTACCGGCTTCTTCCTAGGCTGCTGCGTATTCTGATTATTTACTCCTGCCATATGTCTGCGTCTTTTGCTTTCTTTAGTGCATCAATATAATCCTTGTCACGCAATACAATTACTCCATAAAGGTCTGCGCCTTCCTCTGCATTATCAGAAGAAACTCTAATTTTCTTTGCATGTTCAAGTCTCTTCTCCTCTTCCTCTATAAAATCATACAGCTGAGGGTTGAATCTGTAGCCATTCGCCCAAAGACGGCATTTCTCGAAGACATCAGAAGGAACGAGTCCTTTGCTAACTATAATCTTAGACAACTTCTGAATCATCTTTTCAGCAGCAATACCGTATTCACAATACTCCTTGGAAGCATTGCGAACCATCCTAACCAGATTATTTGTTCCTTCCAATTCCTTCTTGGTAGCCGCCAGTTCATTGCCCAAGTCGGCAATTACCTCGTCCTTCTCTGCAATCACCTTCTCTTTATAAGCGAGAGCACTCTCGGCACTCTTCAAAGCCCGAGCATCAATCTCGTCAACAATCTTGTCTGCAAGCTTCTTCTTCAACTTCTCGTTCTCCCCAACATACTTAAGACCTAACTCGGCAAGATTCTTCTCACGAATCTTTGTAAGGCGAAGTTCCTCGTTCTTCTTGTGGATAATCTTGTTGAGTCTGGCAATCTTTTTAGTGAGATGCTTAATCTTCTTTCCCTGCTCATCCAACAAGGCATCGTTGAACTGGGAGGCTGATTCTTTAAGGGCAGGGTTTACACCTGAATCCTCCTTGATGCGGTTCTCAGAAGAACCGGGAGCCTTGGTATTCTCTTCATACTCCTTCTTCAAACGTTTCTCACGCATATTGTAATCATGTCCGCTGATGGATATATAATAACCTCCCTTGGATAAAACACGGAAAGCTTCAAGCACAGAAGGCTTCTCATGCTCAATCCAGCCACTCTCGTCAAACTCAAATGGCTCTGTTGACTTGTGAAGACTAATCACTGCAAACTCTTTCTCCAATATCTTCTTTGCTTCTTCTAATGTCATAATCTATTTTGTTTTAATGTTTAACTTTTCGTGAACATTTCTATTGAGAAACGCACTAATTCCTCAAATGTGAAGGGAATGTTATCGGCTTCATCTTCATGAGCCATATTCCATGTTCCCTTCTTTAGTTTCGGGAGGTTCTTTATAAAAGGCTTTCTGTTTATGTAAGCAACAGCTAAACCTTTTGGTCTATGATGCCTTTCGTATTCTTTTCTACCACACAGAATAATCTTTGTTCTATTCATAATCTATAATATTTAATATTATTAACACTTCCCGAAAATTCAGGGGTGGGGAAAATCGGAAAACCGAAATCCAGAAAAAGGGGGTGGGGGGAGGCAGAATTTCTTTATTTGTATTATTCTACTATAATTTGCAACGGTGGTCAAAGGGGGTGGGGGTCTTGGGGTCGCCTGTTGTGCCTCGTCCACCTTGCCTGTCGCTCATCCGCTCCACCTCCTAGCTGCTACCCAAGCCCCGACAAGCCAACTGCCTTCTTCAAGCGGTATTGGTTCTTCTCCTCGGGAGTCATCATGCTCTCAGCCAAGTGGTCGCTTGCAGCAGAATGAGCGGTTCGGTCTTGTTGTGTTACAATTGTGTTATCAATTGGCTTTTTATTTGAGCCTAAAGCGTTGGTTTTCACCCCTTTAGCACCTTCGAGTTCTGACCCCAATTGGTTCACACCGAAATTAAACATAGCATTTGACGCATTTTGAGCCGCATCGCTAGTGGCTTGCGCCTTCTGCTGCTCGATTTGCTGACGTTCTCTAGACAACTGCTGAGTGTTCTGAAGGTGAGCATCCTCCACATGCTGCTTGCGAGCCGTGTCCTGTGCCGCTACGTTGGCTATCGTGTCACCCATAGCCTTGTTAGCTGCTTCTTTCGCCATTGCCACGCTTGCAGCAGTTCCACCGCCAACGGCAGCAGCACCATCAGCCTTGCGAACATACTCGTCCTGTACTTCCTTCGCCCTTCTCATGAGGTTCTGACCGGCTTTCGTGTCGAGGTAGTCGGTATTGTAGTTCTTGTCGTACCAAGCCTTCTCAGCGTTGGTTCTGTACTTGTTCTCGGCTGCTGCCCTTCTAGCTGCCTTCTTAGCCTTGTTAGCGCCAAAGAGAGAAGACGCAACACCGCCAGCCAAGGCAGCAGCACCTAATATCCACTCCTTTTTGTCCGTGAGTACAGGACAAGAGGTCAAATGCTTTGGGATTTTTGATAATATTTCCGTCATAATTGCAATTATTTGATGTTTCGAGGGCAAATATATAATATTTGACGTTCCGTTTTGCCGTGTTCCAACCTCGTTCAAAATCGCCCCAAATCCCACCAATTTCTTTCTCGGGGCGCAACTCACCCCTTTTCCTCCTCCTTCTTTCTCCTCTAGAAGACCCATTTTGTAAACATACGCGATTATTGTAAAGAAAAGACAAGTTGCTAATTATTAGCAAGTTAGTTTCAACTATTCGCAAGGAAGAACAAAAGCAAGATGTAAAGAAAGTTCTTATTTCATAAAAGAAGATTCTTTGCAAACAAAAAATGGGGTTTGCATTAATAGGTACGCACGCACGCAAGGAGTTCGTTAGCAAACTTTAACTAGGCGCATTCAACCTTCTTGAATGGTTTTCACCCACAATCAACGCTAAACTCGCTCATTTCTGCCGATTTTTGCGATTTTCGGGCAGTTGGTCGGGGTTTCTCCCAAATTCGCAAGTTTTGAGCCGTTTAAGAGCCATTTGCAAGCAGATTAGAGCCGATTTTGTGGGGTTTTCGTAGATTTCATGGTTTTGTGCCGGATAATGCGCTCATCTAGGATTAAGGCTTTTAGAAGATGATTTAGGCGGTTTTTATTTTTCTAGTTGGAGAAATATTTTTTCCTAGTTAGGGAAATTGTTTTCTTTGGTTGTGTGGTTCCCTGTACTCTCTCTGTTCTCTCTCTTGTGTGTGTTCCTACCTTATGGGTGAGAGTGAAGAATCCTCGGGGAGATAAGGGGGCAGCGCCCCCACGGGCGCAAGCGCCCTCCCCATGCCCTGTGGGGCTGACGCCCTCACCACAAGCCTTGCAGCCACTTGCCGAAGGTGTACACCGAATACAGGTAGCACACCACGATGAGCAGTTGCAAGAGCCACTCAGCATACTTCATGGATGGTTTCTTATGTTCCTCCACCTTCCCGAACACATTAAAGAGATAGGCTATACAAACGAGTGAGACTGCACCGAAGGCGAGCCACATGATAATTTGGACTATAATCATTTCGCTATAATCCTTAACTCATCAACTTGCTTGAAGAACTCATCGAGCGTGTCTGCCGTGTAGTGGATGCCCTTGTAGCGGATAAAGGATGCAAAGCCTTCTTTGCTATCCTCCTCGAAGAGTTCAGACACCTTGCAGCCGATTATCTCTGCCATTTGTTCAAGCCTATCAATACCAAACTTTTTGCGAGCCAACATTTGGCTAAGTGATATAGGCTCAATACCCATACCTCTAGCCAAATCTTTTTGCTGCATCCCATGTGCTTTTAAGCACTCTTTTATTCTCAATTGTACCATAATTCTATTTTTTGTGGCAAAGATAATAAAAATATAGCATATAACAATAACTATTACTTATTTTAACGCACAAATATAGTACAAAAGCCATCTTGAAGTGCAAAGTTATGTTTAAATGCTATACTTTTGTGTAAAATATCGTTAATAAACATAACTAAATTTGGAGAATATAGCATAAATACTTATCTTTGCACCCGAAATCAAGTTGGTTTGATTTCTCAAGCGTAGCAATGGTACATTTAGAGATTTTGGCTAGTAACGAACGCTATACAAATAGGTTAAGTAGGCAAAACACTGAGGATGATACAGGCAAAACACCGAGGACATCGTACACCGAGTTAGTTGCCACTCTCAAAGCAACAAGACAAAGAAGTCTCAAACACTCATCACGCAAGATGTAAAAACGCTAGTCGTGTTAGACTAGAGAAACATCGAAACACGTCAACCCACGGACGTTAAACGAAGGGAGTTAGGCTGCATAAGACTTGCAGACGTTGGGCGCAAACGTACACCTGCATCTATTGTAGAACATTTTAACAACAACGACAATGGAAACAACAAAGATGTGTTTATTAGAATTGACTAAGGCTGATGCTATGGTATTAGCCAACGTAATTAGAAGAACTGCAAACGAGAATCCATTTCATTGGAAGGAAAGCAGCGTTGAGAAGACAAGAAACCTGTACGATAACGTAATCGCTCAGTTGTACGACTATAAATATTAAAGACTATGGCAAAGTTAGCAGATTATTATATTTGTGACCTTCGCTACACCGATGAAGGTTACGTAATACAAGACGAAGACGAGGTTTACCCTAACACATATGAAGACAATGATGAGTACATCAAAGAGTTTTGGGGAGAATATCCGTTTATCGGGAAGTTTCCTGTAATGTACAGAGGTAAACTTGTTGATGCACTTGTGTTCAAAGATTACGAACAATACTTTGGAGTGTTCAAAGATGAAGGCAAGTGCATGAAGGACTACATAGTTGTGAAAGACTACATTTGCGAACCCGACAGGAAACCCGAAGTTGTTGCACAATTCGACACAAGAGAAAAGGCAGAAGAGTACTCCTTAGAGCATGAAGGTTTATATTGGGTGTATGAAATGAGCAAGGAATGGTAAGTAACAATGTGGGGAGATAAGGGGGCAGCGCCCCCACGGGGCGTACGCCCCTCCCCACGCTTAAAAATTCAAGACTATGGCAGCAATTAATTTCGTAGAATACCGCAGAATCGAAAGATATGCGGACAGAGTAACAATGGAGCCAATATGCACGGAGAACCTTAACGACAAGGAACTTGAAATGCTGAAACAAAGCCTTAAAAAGCAAGGCTACAAGTATGTTGGACGCAGCAAGGACAGATACGACAACTATTACACGTCTTATGAGCGTAAGAGTGAGTATTCAACAGAAAGTTGTGAGATTATCATCAAAGCAATAATAACAAGATTAAAATAAGGCTTATGGAGAAGACAATAACACTTACAAGCGAAGAGATAGCAAACATCAAGTCAGCTATTGAAGATAGAATAATCCTTCTAGAGGATTATCTATCAAAAAACGAAGGCACTCCCATAGCGCACAAGCGATTGAAGGAGTTCAAAGAGATTAAAGAAAAGTTGAACTATTAAAACAATAAGACAATGGACAAGACAATAACGCTTACGAGTGATGAGATTTCAAGCATCACTCTCGCTATATACGATAAGGTAATGAACCTTTCACAAGCAGTTCTTATTTGTGGTGCGGAACTCACACCGAATGCACAACAGAGAATAGAGAACTTAAAGGCAATCGCCCTTAAATTAAATGGTATAGAATCTTAAAGATAGGAGATTAGAATATGAGAAAGAACAAAACTTACGAGCAGCAGAAAAAGTTCTATGACAAGAACAACGACTATGAGAGTTTAGGGGCATTATTCTTTGAATGGCTTACTAGCGGTTATATGACCGCAAAGCAGATGCAAGATGTGTACAGAGAAGGAACAAAGGAATGCAAGGAGTATATCTTTGAAGACTTGTTTCACCTTGTAGGACACAAAACCTTCTATCAGTTCGTTAGAATCTTCAACTTTGGCAAGAAGTAACACAGAGCGGTCAGCGAATAGAGGAGCACATCACGTTCAAGCCGTGAGACCGCACAAGTATAACAATTAATAAAGAAACAGAAATGGAAGAGAATATTTGTTTATCTTGCAGATTTGCATTCAGAAATGGCAAATGCAATCGACTTGTAGTATCTAGTATGGGTATGAATGACCGCCTTGGCAGTTACTATAAGAAAGACAATAAATGCCCTTATCATGAGGAAGGAAACGATTGCAGAAACAGAGATTATGAGCCTATTAATTTTTATAATTCATAACAATTAAAAGAAAGGAAATTGATATGAAAGTACATCACGTAGCACATTACGAGTATGGCAGCAGACCGCACTCGGAAATGAGAGAAAAGGAGTTTCCTACACGTTGGGAGGCCGAGAAGTTTTGTGAGGAATGGAGGAGAGACCATTGGTATTTTGGCGGTGCTGCATGGGCAGAAAGCATAACAGAGCCGAGACCTATAACCGCTAACGATGTTCTCGCAGCCGCAGTAATCAAAAAGATTTTAAGATATTAGCAATATGATGAAGAAAATTTTAACTTTGAAAGAGTATTGGAGTCTAATCAACGAGATAAGCGACTATCTCAGAGAAGACCATGACACCATTACCACGAAAATCAACGGAGTTGAATACGTAGTGTATAAACGCCTAAATCCCGACTATGTGGAGTTTCTGAACAACGAAACGAAGGAAGTCACTTTTGTTGATATTATAGACGAGCCAACCGAGGTTTCAAGCCTTTTGGTTCAGTCAGCAGTAAACGAAATAAATAACAAGCAAAAACATGTTAGAGTATGGACATCACAATTTATGTATTAATCTTCTTGGTCGGCAGTCTTACAGGCTACAGGCTGAGAGCAGCAAAAGACATGGAGGACGAGTAATATGAAAAAGAGAATTAAGATAGTTTTGGTAGTGGCAACGATAGTTGCCCTACCACTCATGGGAGCCGGAATGCAGCAGAGCAAGAGCGAGGAGAAATCTTTGCTTGTAGACTTCATCGAGTATTGCAAGACATGTGAGAACCTTAGGCAAGTTAATCCTAACAAGGACTACACCCAAGCAACACTCCATGAGCTGAAGAATGCAGCACGTTTTTACGAGGAACAGGAGAACTTTTCCGACTGCACAGATTATCAGCAGCAAGCAAAGATAGACGAGATTATCGGCAGAACTCATGATGCTAAAGTCATTAACAAGTAAAGATTATGAGCGCAGATGATTTACAGAAGTTAAGTGACCTTCTTCTAGCTTTTAGCAACGAGGAGGCCACAAAAGGAGAACGTATCGCCATATCAAGGGCACAAGCAATCGTTTTCCGATATTATTTATCAAAGAAGTTTGGAGCAATTTAAATTATAGGAGATAAAATTATGAATACAAACAATGCAATTTATATTTTTGGTCACATGGTAGGTGTTGAGGTAGAGAATATCCAAGACGTAGTGAAGGCACAGGAAATTGGATTTTACCTTTCAGACGAGCAAGGCAATGGTTATGATTACACCATCATGAGAGAAGACGAAGAGGGAAACGAGGTGGAATGTGAGCCAACCGAGCAAGAAATCTTTGAACGTGTTTCAACCGCACTAGCAGACGGAGAGAAGGTGTACGCCTGTATGACATTATCGCCTGATTGGGACGTACAGAGACACGCAAATACGCATCTTAGAACCAACTTCTATGTTGGGCAGCAGGTTTTCACCATGCGTGATAACAAGATAGCTGAGATGAAGATTTCTCGCATCACCATTGAGAAGAACAAAGACAAGGAAGTCTGCAAGCTTTTGTTAGGTTATGATAGTACATACACCAATGGTGTAGACGTCTTCGCCACCAAGGAGGAACTTGTAGAGAGTCTGATGAAGGAGTAAGTTTAACACGAGGGAGAGAAATCTCCCTCACAAAACATTTTGAGTATGACTAATTCAGTTGTTAAAAATTTGTTGGATAAAAAGGATTGGAGCAGAATCATTTTCCGCTTTCCTACATCAAGCTATACTTTGTTCAATAGCGAAAAGTACGAGATAGATAGTTTCTGCATCTATATTCACTATACGTCCAGAGAGTACAAGGAAACGAAAGTTCTAGACATAAGCAGTCTGATTTCCATGGAGATTAAGAAGAAGAGTTTTGAAGATATTGTAGAGGATATGTAAGCGTAGACAAGAGCACTTGTCTTGAGAAGATAAAATAGAAGTTGTTGTTGTTATATATATAGGGCGAATGCGGTATTCAAGCCGCTACAGATGGTTGCAACGTACCATCCGTCCACTAGTATTAATTTTAAAAGAAAGGATTTGATTATGAAGAAGTATGTAGTAGAAATCGTGGAGAGAATCACCTACAAGGTGGAGTATTCCGATATTACACCGGAATGCGCTGAACGTCTTGCAAGAGAAATGTACGATAGTGGACATCTTGAAGGCACAGGCGAGTTGGAAAGTGTTTCGTTTGATATAGAAGAGAAGGAGGGCGAGTAAGATGAAGAAACAGAAAGTATTTGTATTTACCGAACTCTATGGCAACGATAGCGACACAGAGGTAAATGTTTTGGGAGTTTATACCACCAAAACAAAGGCAAAGGAAATGTTGGCAGATAAAAAGCAGAAGGTATTGGAATCATACGAGCAAGCCTTTAGCGGTGAGTATGAGGTTTCTGAGGACCATCCAACCCTCTTCGAGATTACCCTAAAGAACGAGTATATTTGGGAGCAGCTTTTAATAACAGAAAAAGAAGTAGAATAATGATAAAGAAATTTCTATTCAACGAGTTCGGTGTATGCAAGAATCCTGACAAGACAGAAATCGGCAGCGGAATCCCCCATATCGAAATATCCACAGCTTATGTTAGAGGAAAGTGGACGTATGGTGTGACGTACATGCTAGCAGATAGAGGAGGGGCGTTTGGAACTAACCTCAGCAACACGAATTGGTTCAAGACACAGGAAGATGCCATAGAGCATGCTTTGAATTGGGTAAAACATTGGCTTAACGTACAGATAGAACAAGAGCGCAACCGAAATAGTTCTGTTTGTAAGAGCGCAGCTAAGATACTGAAGGAAATAGAAAATCTACTCCCGAAGAAGAGATATGTACAACTAGAATTATTTGATTTTTAAGAATATGAATAAGCAAGAATTTATCTTCGTCTTCCCTCAGTCGGGTGAGACGATAACAAAGAAAATGAATCCTTTGGCGGTGAAGGATGCAGCCGTGAAGTATCTGAAAATGCAGAACGAGGTAAGAGGAGACATCTGTATCATCAAGAACGCACATGAAGATGTTGTGGCTATGGCCTACGTGAGCGACATGATGAAGGTTTCCTTCTTCACCGAGGATGAAAGTGTGAACGACATCAAACCGATAGGAGTAATCGAGGAAGGAGGGGAGAAATGAGCGAAATCAATTTCAAGGCAAAGCTAATTGATACAGAAATGTGGTTAGATTGCAAACCTTATGCTAATAGTCAGTTCTTTTCTAGAGGAAATATTAATCCTACTATAGACACCAACACCCTCTGCCAATTTACAGGCGCACGGGATTGTAACGGATTTCCTATCTATGAGCATGATTTGCTCAGACAATACGAGGATACAGGCAGCATCTATGAAGTAGTTTGGAATCAAGGCAACACTAGTTTTAGTTTGGTCGATACAGAATACCCTGTTCTCTACCCAAATACTTTGGGGAGAATGTTGCGTAATAGGCAACTAAAAGTTATCGGCAATAAATTCGACAAGAAAGGAGGTAAGAAATGAAATTACGACAGGCGAAGAAGATACTTTGTAGAAAGAAAAACTATTTTTGGAGACCACGAATCATGGTTTATGCTTATGGCTTAGGCAAAGACCACAGAATCGCAAAGGCTATCTGTAGGGTTCGAGCCTATCAGAAGAAAGGAGGTAAGCAATGAAAGCAAGATTTGTAAAGAAGATACTTCTCGGACCCGACAAGGGTAAAAATATGTATTGGCTGAAACGAGTGATTAAAACTTCTTTTGGTTGGAAAGAAGACCACAGAGTTGTTAAAGCACTTCAAATTTATCATCGCAAGAGAAGAAGAAAGGGGGTAAGCTATGAGTAAACAGGAATGGTTCGTGCTCTTTATCTTCTTATTCACGATACTGATGGCAATATTAGGTTGATGATATGGAAAAGGCAAGAATCATAATCTACGATGATTGGGCGATACTCGATGAGACAGAGACCTTCTTCAAGGATAAAGCCTATCTTATCGGCATCGCCAAATCTACCCTTCAGCAGACGCCCGATGCGGTAATTGCTGAAGTTTGGGTAAATGACCGGCTGAAAATGAAGTTCCGCATCAATAGCAAGGGCAAGGTTCAGCAATGCAAGGTCAGTCAGCATCCAGGGTGGGGTGGCCGCAGAGAGCGAGCCGGAGCGCCTAGCAAGGGCGCATCTGCCCTCATATACAGGGTTGTGACGCATGTAAACGAAAAAACGTTTGAGTTTTTCGAATCCCTAGGACGGAACAAAGCCGAATGGATCAGACAGGCTATAGCTGAGAAACGAGAACGTGAAGACAAGGAAAAAGCAGGGCACTAGGCTCTGCTTTTTCTGTATCTCTTTGATTCTATCCGGATAGGAAAGTGATTTTGTATTCGCCCATCCATATTAACAAAGCAGTAGTATATCCATTTAGTGCTATAATCACCAAGCAAAGACTTCAACGAATACCTGATTATCTTAGCCTTGCGCCTAAACCTGTAACCTTGACTTTCCCAATAGGGACGAGCCTTCTTCATTTGCTTTTTAGCTTTTCTAATACTAGTCATACGCTACTTCTTTTTTGTTCTGTAAATACTTCAAGCACTCCTTGGCTATAGTACTTTCTGCCTTGGAATATTCATCATCGTATAACGATTCGTTACCATCATACCTAGAAAGGTATTTCATTCGTTTCCTGTCTGCATCAGACATGATTTTAAGCTTTGCGACAATCACTTCATTACTGATTACCTTGTCAAGAAACCACAACAGGTTAGTTAACGCTAATTTGTTTGGTTCATAATCGTCAACATTTGATAATTCTGACAGCCTTCCTTGAGTATATTTCGTAAGTCTATCTTTGTAATTCATACATTTCTCAAAATAGAATACGATAGGCTTGTTGAAAGAAGGAGTAAGCAGACCATAAGCGATACTCATACTTACTTGGAACTTTGCAGCACCTGTTAGCAGACCTTTCGCCTGTTCCTTTATAGATTCACGGAATAGTTCGATACCCATATCACGCTTTCTAAAGTTACAGGCGCGGCAAGAAGGCATGTAATTCTCCATACTATCCTCACCATGAGAAACGACATACTTACCTTCCTTATCACTCCAACGAGGGTAACCGCCACGATTCTTGGGAACGAAATGGTCTACTTGCATATCTTCGAACTTTATTTCTTTTCCGCAGTATGCGCAATGATGGCCGTACTTCTCCCAAACTTTGATTCTATCTTCCTTTTTCATAACTAAGATTCTATTACTTCCAAATACTTCAACTTTGCGAATCGGTAAGAGTTATATGTTTCGCCAAGCGTTTTATACACTTTAGATGTAAAGTATAGAATGCAGCCAGTATAATCATTAAAACCTAATATGATATACTTATCTTCAATATACCCTGCTACATATGCGCCAATATCCTTGCCCTTATAAAGAACTCGCTTACCTAGATGAGCATTATAAAAATCCTTGTTTGTCATACGCTACTTAAATTTAATGATAAAAAACTCAGTATCAAGCCATTTATCGGGGCATAAGCCTTTCTTAGGCTTGCCGATGGTAATACTCTCAATCTCCTTCACAACCTTTGGGCTATCGTCATAGTAGCCATTTTTGAAGAGTACGTAGGTAAAGGGTATGAACTTCATAGTACCATCATCCAACAATTTCTTGATAGTGTCGGTATCTATAAGCATTTCCTCGTTCTTTCCTATGTGGAGTTTTTTGTACTTATCGAAATCTTTGCACTCTTCATCCTTGATAAGGAGAAGACGACTCATCCAAAAACCTTTAATCACCCGATACTCCTCTGTCTTCTCGCCTGATAGAATCATGTCGAACCATTGCTTGCTGATGGTGAGGGTCAGAACTTCCTTCTTATTCCAATCAGCGACAGCTTCCTTCAAGTACTTATCCATTACCTTTGCAAGCCTTTCCATTCTTCTCTTTCATCTTAGCGATGCGTTCATTAAAAGCATCAAATGGTCTAACTCTCTTCCTAAACTCGACAAGCGTACATGGATATTTCGCTTTTGTCTTGTGATAATGCCTGTAGCGGTGTATCTTCCAAAAAGAATTTACGAAGTCCTTACATTTCTTGAAGGTGTAACAACAAGTACAATCCTTACATCTACCTGTCGAATGCGTCCAGCAGTATGCAAAAATGAGACGCTCTTTTATAAAACTTCCCATAAGCCTACCACTTCTTTATCGTTGTATTGATGATAGAATTAGCCAACTCGATAGCATGCTTAGGTTTGAAAAATCGATTGTTCAAATCATCATGCAACTCTTCTGCCAATTTCCGTATGTTAGGGAGCAGATTCAGAATGCGAAGTTTTTCTGATTCGAAATCACACTCCTTGCGATGATACTCCTCTTCCAAGTCCCTTGTCTTCTTTTCGTACACCTTCTTGAGGTCAGCTTTCTTTCCGTTGTACTCGTTGTCAAGCTTATTCTTCTTGTCGCCATAGGCTTGTTTTTCCATATTCATATCATGAATACTACGATTAACCTCATCTTGCATAGCCTGTTCAACTTTCAAGCGAACGTCCTCGAAGTTAATATAAGACTCGGATGATTCGATGGTTCTTCTTTGAGGCTCGTCATCCTCATTGTCATCCCACAATGTGCGAGGTTTATTAAAAAGCAAAGTGGTCTCCTTGCGAAGAATCACCTTTGCACCCTGTTTCAAGGAATCATTCAACTTTTTGAGTTCCTTAACTTGCTCTTCCAACTCTGAGTTGCGCTTACGTATAGCATCGTACTCAGATAAATCTACATTTACTACTGCCATAATCTATATTTTTTAGTTCAACGACTTCTTTTTACGTTTCTCAAATGCTGCCTGTTTCTTCTGCATTATCTTGATGATGGTGTTTTGCACCTTCTCAAGAACAAACTTAGGAGTTTCACCATCACGGATGAAGATGGGGTGCACACCTATGTGGTGGGTTTTATAGAACAACTCATCATCTTCACCTTGAAGTTTGATGTAGATTCTGAATGAAGGCAGAAATAAGTCACTATGACCTTTCTTTCCGGCGTTCTTAGGAGTAACGTACTTGATATTGTTTTCATCAAGGAACTCCTTTACTCTGTTTAATTTTGTTTCATTCTTCATAACTTTCAATATTATAATTTTCTTTCTTTCAATGTAGGTTCCACAAATGAACACAGAAGAGTTTAACAGAAGAATCCATCAGGAATTCCTCCAAAACTCATGTCCTTCTGTATCACCTTTTCATTTTGCTTGCCGTAGATAAGATGTCTGAACCCATCAGAAACCATTCTATCGGTAATTGAGTAAGAACATGCAAGGACTATGAAACCGAGCGTACCAACAATAAAGTCGGCTTTCTTCTTGCCAGTCCTCTTTAATGTCCTTTTCGTCTCTTCTTCGTTTCTAACATCAAAGGAGTGTTTTTCTGCAAGAGTGGAACTTATTTTCCCTTCTCTTATCAGTCTTTTCTTCACGTTGGAAACAGAACCATTACTCATATTGATCGCCTTTTTAAACTGTCCTATCGTGATAGCCTTACCTTTGGCACCGACTTTTCCATCATCAGATGCTTTCATGCAACAGTCCTTGTGCTCGGCAGCACAAATCGGATAGACAAAAAGTTTCTCGTTTATGAGATTGTAGAGTTCCTTCATCGTGTACTCCTTCACTTCAAACTTACAGACCATTGCTCCATGATACTCTTTGTTCTTCCGAGTCCACTTTGTTTGATGGTCACGGAAAGAGGAGACAACAACCTTGTTGCCATCTATGGTAAACAGGTCGCTATCTTTCATGTCTTGAATAAGTCTTTGAGCTTTTGGTTTTCCAATACGTAATCCTTTGCGCAATTTGTATTCTGTTACGTTCCAAATCACGGAATTGCTATGCTGCATTTTGAACCATATTGCCAGCGCAAGAAGTTCCTTCATGCTCTTGCTCGAAGAGTATGTCTTAAGAAGTTCTATGGTGACGTTTATGTACTGCATAGCAAACAAAAATTGGGGAAAGAAAAAACCGCACCTCTTCTATCGGTTTAATCAATCCCCTATATTGTAATACCTATTGAAAGTATTGAAGTTTCACAAATGTTGTATCAACAAGATAGAGGTGAGAATCCTGTATTGACGAGTGCAAAAGTAAGAAAAGTATTTGAAACCGCCAAATTTCAACTTTTGCAAAATATAGTTAAAAAGTAATTAAAAATTTGTGTTATAAAAATGTTATCACTATCTTTGCACACGAAAGACAAGTGGCTGATATAGACAGATTTGTGAGAATTTGGTTGTGACCCCAACGGAATCACTATAATAGGCAAAATGAAACTTATTTGTACAAAAATAGCGTGAGAGAACAATGGCAGTAAGTTGCTTATTCATAGGTACTTATCTCTGTTGTTCTTTTTTGTTTTTAAATATATTTTATCACTTATTCCTCTTTTATGTACTCTTTTTGTAAATAGCTGTTAATCAACATGTTATGAATTTGATGTATTGAGAAATCATCCATGTGTGTTACAAATGTGTTATCAAAAAGCGCTAATGTGTTACCAGAATAGAGAAGTTGAAATCCTTAATGACCATAATGACCGTGACCTTAATGACCGGAAATAGCTCCTAAACAT